CAAGAGAGGGGAGAGAAACAAGCACTTTACGAATGGGATATAATCTATTATGCACAGGCACAAATATACATGCATTGCGCCGAACTCACCCGGCACTACCTTACAGTTACTACTCCTGGTGGACGTAGTTATATTTCGATACGCACGGAATATAATCGGAAATATGCCGAATCAATAATCGAAAAAGCGAAGTCTATAATTTTTGACAATTGGACAATCCCAGCGAGATTGTCCGAAAGCCGTGAATATTTTTCTTGTAAATGGTGTGAATTCCAAAAAATATGTCACGATAAGAATTTTCCGCAAGTAAACTGCCAAACATGCCGGTACAGCGACCCGGTTCAAGGTGGACAACGTAAATGTCTTTTAAAAGATAAAATCATTGATCCAACGATATTGTGTCTTGATTGTATTTCCCATATTTACAATCCTGCACTTATTCAGGCTGAACTTGTTGAACATCAAGACGATGGATGTTTATATAAGATAAGTGAAAATTTTTATTTTTCAAACACAAATCTTACTGGTATGCCTGAAATTAAAGGTCGATGTGATGCAATCTATACCAGTAAAGAGTTACGAGAAAAAATAAAATCAATCAATAATTTAACCGCCGCAACGTCAAAAATTGAAAAAAAATTTAACGGGAAAATTGTAGAATCGTCACCGATAGTTATAAAAGCATGGAACAAAGAAGGGAAAATTGATTCAAGGTTAAAAGATATATAAAAATAATATGAGATAATAGAAAAAGATAAAGAATTTCTAGAGAAATCTAAAAATAATGATCGACTATAAACATAAAAAACGAAACTGTACGTCATGCGGAAAAATAAAATCATTCAATAAATTTAGGTGGGACTATCGAAGGGATATACCTAAATCAGTCTGCATTGAATGTGTTTCTGATTATAATCGAAAAAGATATTCTCCGGCAAAAGGGCGAGAGTTATATCGAAAGAAAAAAGAAAAAAATGAAAACGAAAATTTGTTATAAATGTAAAATAACAAAAAATATCATTGATAAAACAATTTAAATAATAAATGAAATTAAGATATTTTCAAAAGGATGCGACCGACAGTTTTTTTAATTGGTCGTTAAAACATGTGGAACATGGAAACAATGGTATTTTAATCGTTATCCCAACAGGCGGCGGAAAAACAATTGTAATAGCTGAAATCATTAAAAGAATGCTTGAATATGAAAATACAAGGATATTGGTTATTTCAAGCCAAAAAGAAATATTAAAACAAAATTATATCGCAATTACAGATTATATAAATAATCAATTATTAGATATTGGAATATATTCTGCTGGATTAAATTGCAGAAATACTCGCAATAGAATATTAATAACTGGTATACAATCTGTTAGAAACAGAGCATGGGAAATTGGATTTTTTGATCTATGTATAATAGATGAAGTTCATAATGTACCGTCAGAGAATGAAGGAACCTATCGAAAATTTATAAATGATCTTTTTAAAATAAATCAAAATTTAATTTTATGTGGATTATCCGCAACAATTTGGAGAACAAAAGGAGGTCTCCTTTGTGATGAAGGTCATAAAAATAGAATTTTCCAAGATATATGCTATGAAGTGACAATAAAAGAATTAATAAATCCAGAACATTATAAAAATAAAGATAAAAAACAATATTTGTGCGATCTTATATCAAAAAACGGAATAAATAAAGTTGATCTTACCGGAGTGCATGTTCGAGGCGGGGAATACGTTCCCGGAGAAATGGAAAAGGCTTTCCAAAAAAATGATTTAGTTTGTAAAGCTGTAAATGAAATTGCCACATATACGAGGAATAGAAAAAAAATATTAGTTTTTTGTGCAGGAATTAAACATTGTGAAGAAGTTACTGAAAAATTAAATAAAATAGGACAAGAATCAAAATTTGTTCATTCGAAACAATCAAAAAATATAAATGATAAAAATTTACAAGATTTTAAAGATGGAAAATTCAAATTTCTTTGCAATGTAGGAATATTAACTACTGGATTTGATGATAAAGAAATTGATGCAATAATATTATTAAGAAGCACAATGTCGCCAGGACTTTATTATCAAATGTGTGGAAGAGGTTTGCGCCTTTCTCCCTCAAAAGAAAATTGTTTAATTTTAGATTTTGGAACGAATATAGAACGGATGGGACCCATCGATAAAATAGAAATTCGGAAAAAAAAAGACGGAACACGCGAAATTACCACTGCTCCCATGAAACCGTGTCCCAATTGTGGACAATTGTTATTTTTAGCCGCTACAGAATGCCCTACATGCGGATTTGTATTCGATACGAAAGACAAACATAAAGAACTTGCAAGTGAGGCCGATATATTATCTAAATGGGAAAAACCAAAAGAATACACGATAGATCATATTTTTTATGGCCGTCACCAGAAAGCCGGAAAGCCAGATAGTTTTAAAATAGATTATTATTATGATGATTTTAACAAGTGGAGTACTTACGTATGTATTGAACATGGCGGATTTGCTAAACAAAAGGCTATGCAATTTTTAAAAAAAATAACAGATAAAAAAATAACAACCGTTACAGATGCATTGTCAGAATGTCAAAATTTTAGAAAACCAATAAAAATAGTAGTAGACTTAAATGATAAATTTCCTAAAATAATAAAGTATCAATTTGACGATACCGTTGATATCCCTTTCCATATTTCAAGAGAAAAACAAGAGCAACAAGAAATAAATCAAAAACAAGAAAAAATTTCATCAGAAGATTTCGATGAACAATTAATGAGGCTAATGTGACACACGAATTAATAAAATTTGACAATAATTGTGCGATAGACATAAAACGTGCCGCATGGTCTTCACTTTCAGAAGAATCACGCCTTGCATATCAATCAGATTTTAATCTTTTTTTTAAATATATAAATAAAGAACAAAAAGAAGTTACCGCTAATGATATACTTTCATATATTCAATACCTCGAAAAAAAAGGAATGAAAAACAGCACCATCAATAGAAAAATTGCATCATTATCAAAAATGTTTCGCATTTTAGTAATGGCTGGAGAGATTAAATACAATCCTGTTGAAGTTCTGAAACAATTAAAAAATGTATCACGAAAAACGTCACGTGAAATAAAGGTATCACTTACTATTGAAGACATTAGAAAAGTTACAAAATTAAAATCAAATAGTTCTGAACAAGAACGAAAAATAATTTTAATTATAAGATTTTTAACAATGACTGGTCTTCGGATTAGTGAATTAACTGGAATAAAAAATAATGATATTACAGACTACGATAAGGAAAATAAAAAAGTACGAATTGTTGGCAAGGGAAAAAAGGAGAGGTTCGTATTTCTTCCTAATGAACTATTATATGAAATAAAAAAATTATATCCTAATAATTCTGAAATAGACAATCTCTTTTATTCAGGTAGATATCATAGATATTGTCGAAAAATGTTATGGCGAAAAATACATGATATTTTTAAAAAAAAGATAAATAAAAAAATGACAGTTCACGATTTAAGACATTTTTTTATTACTTATAAAATAAGCGTTGACAAAATTGACATAAAAAGTGTAAGTAAATACGTCGGCCATTCTAGCACAAGTATCACTTTGGATATGTATTGTGATACATCACTGGATATTAAAAATTCTAAAATTAAAATATGAATAAAGAAGAAAGAGCAAAATTTATACATAACAATAGAATAAAAGAATCAAAAAAAAGATGGAAAAAAGAAAAACCAAAATGTATAATTTGTAAAAATTTAATACCATTTGAAAGATTTTTTTACGGAAGACACTCCCATAAATATTGTTCTAAAAAATGTGGGATACATAGACATAAAGAATATTTTAAAAATATTACCCCAGAAAAAAAAGAAAAAATTAGAATAAAAAATTTAAAAAGAATACGAATAAATTATTACAAAAATAGAGAAAAAATATTACAATATCAAAATAAATACAATTATAAACATAAAAAAGAAAAAGCAGAATATGACAAAATTTATAGATTTAAAAATTTAGACAAAAAAATAAAATATGATAAAAAATATTATAGAACACATAAAAAAGAAATAAAAGAATGGAGCAAGAAATATAACGAAAAAAATAAAAAGAAAATTTCGAAAAGAAACAAGCTATATACAAATAAAAATAAAGAAAAAATAAATAAACGTCGTAATAAATGGGAAAAAGAAAAACGAAAAAAAGATATTTCATTTAAAATGAAATTATTATTAAAAAATAGAATTAGATATGCTTTGAAAAATAATAAAAAAAGCAATTCTACAATGAATTTAGTGGGCTGCTCATTGCAAGAACTAAAAAAACACCTTGAAAAACAATTTAAACAAGGGATGACATGGAAGAATCACTCTCTTTATGGTTGGCACATTGATCATATAAAACCATGTGCATCATTTGACTTAAGTAATCCAGAAGAACAAAAAAAATGTTTCCATTATACAAATTTACAACCTTTATGGGCGATAGATAATATTAAAAAAAGCAATAAAATCTAATGTTTTGCACAAAATTAAATAAAGAAATAACTTTCGAAGAATGTTATTCTTGTTTTTTAAAAACAGGCGTTTATCTTGGTGTAAAAATATGTAAAGAAAAAAACATTAAGATTACTCTGGAAAACGAAACCAATTTTAATATGGTATAATATCATGATTTGTTCAACGTGTTTTCGATCAATTGATTCTCTGTCTAATTATTATAGCAGTACGGAATGTCGTGAATGTTACAATCAAAGAATGCGAAATTGGCAATACAATAATTATCATAAAACAAAATCAGCATTTTCAAATAGAATTGGAAATTTATATAAAGAAATTATTTGTGAGAAAATAAAAAATAAATAAAGACAATATAGAGGATAAATGCATTGTTAAAGGAGAATAATTTTAAATTGTTTTGTGGCGATTGTCTTGAAATAATGAAAGATATAAAAGATAAATCTATTGATTTAATTTTATGTGATCCTCCCTATGGGACAACATCCCTCCAGTGGGATAAGATAATTAATTTTGAATTACTTTGGAATCAATATAATAGAATAATAAAAAATAATGGTGCAATACTTATTTTTGGGCAATAACCATTTTCATCGCATGTACGATTATCAAATATTAAAAATTATAAATATGATTGGTATTGGGAAAAAGAAAGAATTACAAATATTTTTCAAGTAAAAAGAAGACCGGGAAAAGTTATAGAAAATATTTCAGTATTTTATAAAAAACAATGTAGTTTTTTTCCAGAAAAAACAAAACATATTGGAAAAATAGTTAATAATAAAAACAGAGATGGAGGATTTTCAAAAACTATCGCAAGAAATAATGAATCAATAAAACCAATTAAATATAGAGATAATTCTACAAGATATCCAATACAACTAATAAAAATAAATAGAGATTTAAAAAATATAATACACCCTACACAAAAACCTGTTGATTTATTAGAATATTTAATAAAAACCTATACCCTGGAAGGTGAAACGGTTCTTGATAATTGTATGGGTTCGGGGTCTACGGGCGTGGCGTGTATAAATACAAATAGAAATTTTATTGGAATTGAATTAGATGCCGAATATTTTAAAATTGCGGAAACTCGAAATAAAAAATTAAGAGAGCAGGGAAAATTATTTTAAAGTTTTTCTTTTATAATCCGACATAATAAGTACAGGGACGTTAAAAACTAGCGAGGGACCGCATTCGGAGTATTTAAATGAATTGCAAAATTTGTAAATCAAGAATTACCCAACAAAACAATGGATTTTCAGATTTGTTGGACAACGAAGAAAAAAAACGTTTTTTAAATCTTAAAAAGAATCAAACTATTTGTACAGATTGCAAATTTATTGTCATGTCGCTCGACATAATTTCTCCATTTTTTTTTAAATTACTTGACGGTTGACAAGATAAATTGTATATTGATCTTGTCAACAATAAATAATAAAAAGAGAGGGGTCATTATGAAAAAATTTAAAATAATTTGCAATTCCGGTTCTCTTTCCGCCAGTGGGGGACGCGGTTCAAACATAGAAATTGAAATTGAAGCTGAAAATAAAATTCAAGCTGAAGAAAAATTTAATGATGACATGGAAAATAAAATATATGGCCGCAAAATATTTTTAATCGAGGAAAAAATATGAAATATTTTAAAATATTAGCAAAACAGTGCGATCGCTCTACTTTATTTTTTTCACGACATACGATTGCCCAAACAGTGCGCGCACAGGATGAAGACCACGCATGGGCTCTATTTCAAATAGAAAACCCCGGATACTATAAAATATTTTGCAATTCATGGCCGACTGATTTTATTTGGTAAAAATTTAGCTATCAGATGTAATTTATTTGACAAGATAATATTAAACTGCTATTTTTGACAAAAATTTTCAAATGAATAATTCATGCAAAAGAAGATACTTTTTATTTATACAAATAAAGTAGGTAAAAATGGAAGAAAAGAAAAAATATCGTGATAGTAATACTCAAATCAAATATACTACTATATCGCTGACGCTCGATCAGCGATTGATTTCAGAAATTGCAATACGTGTTCAATCAATTCCTGGACATAACACGTCTGCGTTTATCGAAAACCGCGTTACGGCAATTTTAAAAAATTCAAAAAATAAAATTAAAAAAAAACGGACCTATAAATCATATCCAATTAAAAAAACTTTTACTTTTACGCAAAGCTTTGTTGAAAGAATCAAATTGTCCGGTAACATGAGCCAACTGGTCGAATCGATTTTGGCAAAAGATTTTAATCTTAATTTATCTTAATTTATCTTAATTTATTGTAATATTCATATCCTCTTATCAAAAACAGGAAATCAATATGCCGTGCAGATTGATTGTTGTTGAATTTTTACTCAAAATAAAGAAATTTCATGAATGAATATATAAAAAAGTACGCCAATCAGGGTATTAAAATTTTTGCGTGTCTCCCGAATAAATCTCCAGCGGTGCATCTAGGTTTTTATGCGGCTACGTCCAATGTTTCTGAATTAAATCTTCAATTCAAAAATCACGATGATTTTCTAATCGGAATTCCAACCGGAAACGTTAATAAAATTATAGTTATTGATATTGATGTCGGTAAAATTATTCCCGGAAGTAAAACAGAAAAGAACCCCGAAGGGATTATTGATCCACGCACACGCGAAGAAACAATGGCAGATATCGAAGAAAATTATGGCCCGTTGCCGGATACATTCAAGGTTGAAACAATGAACGGAGGATTGCATCTATACTATAAAATTGAATACACTGGTTTAAACTCAAGAACTCGATTTATTGACAATTCAATTTCTTGTGACCTTCGAGCAAATGGTGGGTACGTTATTGCACCAGACGGTATTAAATATTTAGTTTATGATGATATTGAAGAAAAGGACGTTGATAATTTACTTTCCCGCATTAGCCCTTTGCCGGATTGGATAAATCATATCGAAAAAAATAGAAAAATATTCGAATACAATTCTTTTGATGAAGAGACTTTGCCGCCTGAAGAAATTCGGGAAATTAGATCAGCACTTGCTTTTTTAAATTCTGATGACCGCGATACATGGATCAAAATTGGAATGGCCTTGAAATCTACAGGAAGCAAATCATCTTACGGATTATGGTCAGAATGGTCACAAAAAAGTGAAAAATATAATCCACAAGATGACGCTAAACGATGGAAGGGATTAAAACCAACTGACATTACCATAGCAACATTATTTCATGAAGCACAAAAATCAGGATGGGTAACAACCTATGAAACAAAAAAAGAAAAAAACACTGAAATTCCAAAATTAATAACACCGCAAAAGAGAATGGAAAAAAAACCATTTCCAGAAGAATTATTGCATCCACCTGGACTCGTCGGAGAATTCATAGATTTCATAAATTATAAATCAATAAAATATCAACCAATATTGGCCGTGGGAGCCGCATTATCTGCCGTTGGAGCATTGGAGGGAAGGAAAATTCAAACCTCCTCGGAGTTGCGAACAAATATTTATTGTCTTGGCGTCGGGTCATCTGGATGTGGAAAAGAAGCAGCTCGAAAAGCAATAAAAGATATCTTTCATTACGCCGGATGCGGGCACATGGCGAGCGGGGAGGATATCGCCAGTGACACTGCAATAGTAAATAACCTTTCGGTTCCAGGATTTGAATCACAAATATATTTATTGGATGAAATAGGTTTATTCCTTAAAACAACTAGTTCGACTTTGGCCCCTGCGCATCTTTCAAATATCGTAACTGTTTTGAATCGTTTATATAACACAGCCAATCAAATGTTTTACGGAAAATTATATGCAGACACAAAAAAACAAGTTCAAATCGATAATCCAAATTTATGTATATATGGAACAACTGTACCGGAGGCTCTTTATCAATCTCTTCATCTTAATGTTATAACAAATGGATTTCTTTCAAGAATGTTTATTTTTGAATCAGAAGAAACAAATCCTAAAAGAAATAGAAAAAAAAATATTGAAAAAAAACCACCTATTGAATTAATAGAAAAAATAAAAAAAATTAAAGATAAAAAAATAAATCATACCCAATTAGGAGATTTATCTCATTTCAATGTATATCCTCAAATTGTTCCATTAAATGAAAACGCACAAGATTTGATTGATGACTTTGAAACTTACATAGACAATTATCGTGCCGAATTAGAAAAAGAAAAAAGATTCGAATCTATTTATAATCGCACAGTTCAAATGGCAATGCAAATTGCATTGGTTATTGCCGGAGGCGTGAATATTGATTTTCCTGTTATAACGGAACAGGAAATGTCATACGGAATCAGTCTAGCAAAGCACCTATCCGATCATATGCTCTATATTTCTGAAAATTTTATCGCAGATAATGATTATCATCATTGTGTAAAACAGATATTACAGGTTATTCGAGATCATGGTAGAATTTCGTTGTCGAAACTAACGAATAAAACGCAACATATTCAACCTCGAACAAGACGCGACATTCTTTCTTCTCTCAAAGATGGGGAACAAATAATTGAAAAAATAGAGGGCGAGGGGAAAAAGAAAAGAACAATATTTGAGGCACTATGAAAACATTTATTATATGTTCTTCAATAAAATCAACAAAAAACATAAAATAGGACATAACACGCCTTTTGTCGTGTCATATAATCAACGGAGAGGCGTTATTTTAATAAAATAACCATTTTTGAGTAAAATATAAGAATAGTTCCATAGAATTAAAAATAAAGCGTATAATAAGCCAATAAGAGATCAAAATAATGAAAGAAAAAAAACATCGTGGCCGACCCAAAGGATCAAAAGGAAAACAAAAAGCACATCAGACCCTTAACAATATGCAGGCGGTAATCCGTTCTATTGAATCCGAATATGAAAAAATAACACATATTGGTCAAAAAACTATTTGCAAAAAATGCGGCATAGAGATGACGTTCTTCATGCAACCAAAAGTAAAAGAAGATAAATTAAAAGATGCCAGGTGTTCAGTATGCCAAAATTAATATTTTTTATATTTAAAAAAATTATTGACAAAAAAATTATATTATTTATATTAAATAATAATTTTGCATACCTCCTGTTTTATTTGTCCCGCCCTACCCCTGGCGGGATTTTTTTTCATAAAAAAAGCCTCCCGGAGGAGGCGAATATTATTTTTTCTTTTCTCTTTTTTTGGCTTCTCGTTTATACGCTGCCTGCCGTTTAGCCTCCGATTTAGACGACCCTCCTTTTTTCCCAATTTTTGACAGGTAATTCGACAAAATTTCTTTTTCTTTTTTATTCATTTTAGTCCTCACAAAAATATTTTTTGAATAATTTGATTTGGTAATCAATTTCTTCTTGTTCCCCTTTGCGTGATATGCCATACGCGCACCATTGCGCTCTAATGGCTGATGTCGCCGTTGATAGTGCGCTTGTCCATACAGGGAGCGCCGACAATCCAGCGCTATGGGCGGCGGCGCTTGCGGCACCCTGTCGCTCATGCTCATGGCATACGGATCGCATTTCGTTGACCGCTGCCCGGACCTCGGCGGCGATTATATTAGGGCCGGTTGTTGCCGGAACCTCGATATCCTCAAAGATATCCAATGCCTGCCGTGATAATTCTTCCGGGGTCCACGACGATTCTGCCGTTTTCCATGCAATTTCGGTAGCCTCTTTTTTAGTTATTAAATTTTTTGCAATTTTTCTGGCCGCCGCAATCGCCGTTCTGGGGCGTTGGTCATTCGGGTAAATTTTTTCGAACAATGGTAAAACATGCTCGGCGACATCCGCCTTGAAATTGTACCAATCGCACAAAAAATCTTCCGTGCGCGTAACCGTGTATAACGATTCTAACGCGGATATCGGTCCCAGGTGTTCCAATATTTCGTCAAGGCCGATTTTTCTCCAGGTATTACCGATGGCGGAAACGAGTTTAATGTATTTGTTTGAACTTAAATTGTATTTACGCAATCTGTGTAATGTGGTATAGTATCTCATTTTACTGCCTCCTGTTTAATTTTTTATTTTTTTTCCAATCAACCGTAAATATATAGACATATATACAGTCCATAATAACGGCGACTATGACCATGATAGTCAACGCGGTTTCCTGTCTCATTGTAGGTCCCCCTGTTTTTTGGCATAAAGTTTTTCGTATTCATTTTTAATCATTTCTTGTATGCTTTTATTTTCGCGCGAACAAATAGCCCGAAATGCCAGCGTGCTGGCATTTCGGGCATCGAGCCCCTGGTCCATCAAGTCTACCGTTAAAATCTTGTGAACCTTCAGCCGCGCCCGTATCATCATTTCCGAGTTACTCATTTTTTTCCTCCTATTTTTATAAATATTTTTCACACATTTTAATGTATCCGAAATACTCGTCGATTTGTTCATGCGAATAACCATTTATTTTCCCTATTTTTTTATATCTTTTAATCCAATAATCAACGGAATGGCACTCGCATCCTATTGTGATTTTGCCATTATAATAACAAAAATTATGGATTGACCCAGATATTGATATTATTGGAGTTTTAAGCCCAATAGTTTTGCACAAATTTACTCCAAATAAATTTGCCCCGGTCAGGTCGGCGTCGGTCAGGTCGGCGTCGGTCAGGTCAGCCCCGGTCAGATTGGCGTCGGTCAAATTTGCCCAGGTTAAATTAGCTCTGGTCAGATTGGTTCTGAATAGGTGAGCCATAGTCAGATTTATTCTGGTTAAATTTGCCCAGATCAGATCGGTTCCGGGCATGTCGGCCCTGGTCAGATTTATTCCGGCTAGATCGGCTGCGATTAGATCAATCCCTGATAGTCTGGCCCCGGTGAAATCAACAGCACTATTTTTTTCGAGTGCTTCCTTTATTGAAGAGTATTCTCCAGTAATAATAGTATTACCGTTAAATCTATTTTTTATTTCAACATTCATTTTTTTCCTCCTGTGTCCATAAATATTTTTCGCACATTTTAATGTATCCGAAATACTCGTCGATTTGTTCAGGAGAATAATTATGTCGCGCGCCCATTGTTTTATAGTTTTCAATCCAATATTGGACGGTATGGCATTCACATCCTATTGTTATTTCGCCATTATAATAACAAAAATTATGGATTGACCCAAATATTGATATTATTGGGAGTTTTACTCCAATAGTTTTGCAAAAATTTACTCCAAACAAATTTGTCCCGATTAGATTGGTTCCAGTCAGGTCAGCCCCGGTCAGGTCAGCCCAAGTTAGATCGGCGTCGAATAGGTTGGACTTGAATAGGTTGGCTCCGGCTAGATCGGCCCTGGTCAGATTGATTTCGGTCAGATTTGTCCCGGCTAGATCAATCCCGGATAGTCTGGCCCCGGTGAAATCAACAGTACTATTTTCTTCAAGTGCTTCTTTTATTGAAGAGTATTCTCCGGCAATAATAGTATTACCGGTAAATCTATTTTTTATTTCAATATTCATTTTTTTCCTCCTATTTTCATAAATATTTTTCGCACATTTTAATGTATCCGAAATACTCGTCGATTTGTTCGTGAGAATAATTATGTCGCGCGCCTATTGTTTTATAGTTTTCAATCCAATATTGGACGGTATGGCACTCGCATCCTATTGCGATTTCTCCGTTATAATAACAAAAATTATGCATGGAACCAGATATGGATATTATTGGAGTTTGTATCCCAATTGCTCCGAAAAAATTTATTCCGAAAAAATTTATTCCGAATAAATTAGCCCCGGTAAGATCGGCTCCGGTTAGGTTGGCCCTGAATCGGTTGGCTCCGGTCAGATTTGCCCCGGTCAAATTTGCCCCGGTCAAATTTGCCCCAGTGAAATCAACATTCATTTTCTTTGTCCTATTTTAAATGTGTTAAAAACTATGCGTTGATTTTCGACGAGGATTTTAATCGCAGCGCTGAAGACTTTAATTGACAATTCTATCTCCGCGCGTTTTTCATTTTTTCCCGTCGTCGGCATGTTGTTGAGTTCCATTACTGCCGTTTCATACGCGTCGAAAATGTGGTCTATGTGGTTTATCATTTTGCTCCTCCTGTTTTATTTGTGTTTTGCCCTCTCCGCTCCAATGATGCGGGTGAGGGCTTGAGAGCGTACTAAAAATCGCAATGTAATTTATTTTCGATTACATAGTCTGCATAATCTCGCAGTACATCAGCCGTTATATCCTCGTTCTTATCGCGGCCGTAATACCGTGGGTAGTCGCTCCCGAACATTTCAAGCATATTGTCTACGGTAAAATATTCACGGACATCACAAGCGGATAAAAACTTTTCGCCGTTAGCGAACCCGGTTTCGTCGTTCATCATGCGCGCGCACCGTTGTACATAGCTCATATTTTTTCTCCTTGCCGTTGTAGGGTCGGCGGCCCCAGTTAATCTCTATGTATGTAATATACATAACCGGCTTATGGTTGTCAATAGTATCATTAATTTTTTTAAAAAAAAATTAATGATGTTAGTATAGACTAATATAGTCTTAATTTGCCTGTCGGAGAATATTGCGTACCATATTGATTATCTATTGCCGTCAGATACGTTTCAATATTTTTATTTATTTTTTGTAAAATAGAATGAAATTCTTTGAAATTTTCCTCCTCAGCTTCATCTGTGTCGTCAATACAACCATCATAACGATCATCTGAACAGGGTATAACGTCTAGGTCAACAGTCCATTTAATTTGTGGTAATTTACTTATTGACAAACGATTATCGGAATTATGCAGTTGGCAAACCAAACGCTATAATTCACGATTTTTTCTTTATTTTCCGATATTGTTAATATGAACGAATTAACAATTGAAACTACTGATCCTACGTTTTTAAATGATATAAGAACGCTTAACAAACTTGGATTCATTGAAATCTATGAACCCATGTCAATGGCTAAACCATTAAATAAATCTATTTCAACTATTGTTATTACAGTTAATATTTTTACCTCTGCGGCGGGTGGCTTTTTCGCAAAATGGCTCTATGACCGCTATAAAAAACCAAGTAGCGGTACTACCACTATAAACGAAATACATATCACGAATAATATCACTGTCAAAGAATTGAATATTATTATTGAAAACAAAAATAATACTAAACAAAATGTAAAAACAAAAAAAAGATAAAAATAAAATCATATTTTTTTTCATTTTCATAATTCTTTTTCCTTAAAATACTCAATTACATTAGGATAAAGTTCCAATATTTGAGTCAATCTTTTTTCTTGATCTTCTAAAAACCAAAAAGCCCTCGGCGCATTATGCTTATTTTTTACTATCTCTTTTTTAAAAGCGATATTGACTTCTTTTTTAATATGCATAAAAGCAATTTCTATTTTATTATCAATGGTATCATCGTATGTCCATAGTATGTCGTAATACTTCATTTTTGTTTCTTTAACCATTCCTTATACTCTTTAGGATCGGCCTGCATAAATATTGATAGAGCCTCTTCCGGCTTTAGTGGATAAAGTGAAATAGGCTTGTCGCGTTTTTCTTTTGGCTTTTTGGGAGATTGTTTTTTAGGCATTATAGTTTCCTTTTATTTATTTCCTTTTCGTCTATTACACTCTTTACACAACATTTGTAAATTTTCGGGAGAAGTTTTTCCGCCTTCAGACCAAGGAATTATATGATCTCCTTCCATTTCTTCAAATTCCCATTTCTTTTTCTTGTTTTCACCTTTACAAAGAGGACATATTCCTTTTTGCTTTTCATATGCAGCTCTTTTTTGAGTGTCAGTAAATACTCTTATATTTAAATATTTTTCATCACTCGTGAGTATATATGAATAAATTCCTTTTTTATTTATTACATCATCATCCATCATAAATTGTTCAATTCGTTTTTCTAATTTTGATGAATCGTGTTTTTTCTTTCCATATTTGTTATAAAATTCACCCCAGGGAACACCTTTCATTTCTTTTCTATATTTCGGAAAAACAACCCTTACCCAATTTATTACACTCTGAAAATAAAGCCATAAATCATTTGCATTTGGTTCATGTTGATTTTTAGACATATAATCTTCAATTTTACTTTCACTAATCCAACTAATAGCTGTTTCTAAATATTCTTGACGATTTGCCGAACCGTTCAAATAATCATCTCCAATTTTAGGGCGATTATTTTTAGAAAAATATCGTTTAGCATCAGAAACCCACGAACCTTCATATACGGCATTACGCAATTCCTGTTCAGTAAGTTTTTCACCCGCTATATTTATTGTCTTATACCAATCCAATTTTTCACTATCTGTACCCGAACAAAAATAAACCATTAGGTTATAATCTAAAATTTGTTTTTGTTTGTCATTTGTTAAGTTATGAAAAGCTAAACCATTTATCGAATAATCACCATTTACATATTGGCAAATTGAAATTGTTCTTTGTTGTCCGTCAATTATTTCAAAATTTCCGTCTTCACGAACTGACCAATACATCATATTAAGAGGAAAATTTTTTGTAATGGTATTAATTACGGCGTCTCTCTGTTTATCCTTGTAAATAAATTCTCGTTGATAAGGAGGGCGAATGTCTAATTTACCACCATAACCTACTACACCTTCTTCATCATTGTCTTTGAAACCATCCGCCAACTCACGGACTTTAATTTCTTTAAGTTCAATTTTCATATTCTCCTCTTAATAAAGATACGACTATACATTCTTTTTCCATTAATATACCCACGACCTTTTTCAATATTAAGATCATATTCATTTCCGATAATTTCAAATTGATCAGGATTGTATTTGTCTATAAATGTAATTGGTACACCCATTATACCATTAAAATCTATTGGAATATCTTTGGTATTATTAACATTAATGGCATCATAATTATCATAAGTAGGATATTCATCATAATTGTATAATTTGTACAAAATTAAATTTTCATGACGCTTTTGAACATCAAGATTTGTAAACCAACAAGTATTATTAGTAGAAACAATTCTGTTTCCATTTTCATCAATACGGGCTTCCGTTCCATGCAAAGAATAATGTTTCGGCACAATAAAACCTGAAAAATTACGATTACTATTTATGCCAAGCCATAATTTATTTTCCTTTATCAATTTGAAAATTTCTTTGTATGTAATTGCATTCCAATTTCCTATAATTAAAAATTTCTTTTTGAACTCTGTAAGTTGTACAATATATTCTCTGAACAATGAAAAAGGTGGGTTGGTCACAATAATATCAGATTGCTTTAAAAGTTCAATACATTCATTAGATCGAAAATCCCCATCTCCCCCTAGTTGCTTTATTCCTATTTCTTCAATATCGGGAAATCTATTTCCATTTTTATCACCAGTATATTCTAAATATATCGCTTTTTCTGATTTATGTTCACTGAATAAATCGATGTTTTGATTTTTATAACATGTAGTAATTAGTTTTTTCAAACCCAATTGTTCAAAATTATATGAGAAATAATGGAAAAAATTACTTACTCTTGGATCATCGCAATTACAAAAAACAACTTTATCTTTAAAGTGTCCTTTGTAATGACGAACTTCTTTTTCAATGTCAGAAAGTATTGTATAGAACTCATCGTTTTTTTCATTCTTTGCTTTTGTTAAATTTTTATTTGTTGCATTTCTTGCCATTTTTTCTTCTCATATATTTTTATAAACTAATCTTTTACCTACAAAACCTTTAATCGCGTTTTGCGTTCTAATGCCGTCAGTTACTTTACGATTGTTCCAACGAAATGAAAACTCGTCACAGTAACGAAGTAAATGCTGTTTTGATACATGATGAAAGGTTCCAATAACACCGCGCTTTAATAAAGCAAAATATGATTCAGCGGTATTTGTATTGGCATTTCCTCTGACATATTCGCCTTTACCATGATTAACTACTTCATGACCGCCCTTAAAATCTTTACCAATTCCGCGATAGCTTTTCCATTCATCTGTCATTATTGTAGAATTAAAGTCAACAACTTCACGGATTGCAAATTTTAAAGTTTTTCCGCTTACATCGCCCACCGGCTTTGATATAACATTTCCATTTCTTTCTATTAGTGCAAGTACCGGAGTCTTTTTAGTTCCGCGACCTTTTTTGTTCTTTATGCCGGTTCCTTTTCTCGGCTTGCCACCAACATACGTTTCATCAACTTCGACTATGCCTTGCAATAGTTCAGGATTTACGTCTTGCATTGCAAACCGTATTCTATGGTTTAAGTGCCATGCGGATTTATAAGAACCAAGTCCTAAATTTCTTTTTATTTGTAAAGCGGACACGCCCTTTTTTGACGCGCACATTGCATGGAAGGCTTGAACCCATTGACGTAATGTTATATGTGAACCATGCATTATAGTTCCAGTCGTTACCGTGAATTGTTTTCTGTCATCTTTACACCTTAATAATCCGTCCCGCACTCTTTTTGCTTTTCCTTGTATCCTTACTATATTAGTACCGCCGCAATGTGGGCATATAATTCCTTTCGGCCACCGTATCTTTTCAAGTATTGCTCGTGCCTGGTCTTCAGTTAAACGCGCCACATCAATATATGACATTTCGTTCATGCTCTTAAAAGTAGGTGGTGTATATTTCATTTATCTTACCTCTTATACAACCAATATACTGATGATATTATGGTTTGTCAAGTAGATAACATAAATTTACTAATAATTATAAAAATATTCTTATGTTTATTATTAATAAAAAATAGTAATTGATATTTTTTCTGCATTAAAATATAAGTATTTTTAAATAGAAAATATCCTATTTTTTATTGTTGACGTTGACAAGATAATATATGAAATAAATCATGGCAATTATCCGATAATAAGTAGGGGTTGCAAAAATGAAAAAACAATTAACACAAAAAGAGATGGATATTCTTTTTAGTGATTTTCCTGAATCAAATGTTGATTTTGATCGGGAAACTATTGAAAAATTTTCTCCTAACATCCGTGGTTCCGTGAGACTTGCTACTGGAAGATATTATACTCAAAAAGAAATGGAAGAACGTGCAAAAAAGGCTTTTTCAATTAAATTATATTAAACATTGGAAAAATCTTATTTTTAAAAAAGGCTGAAAAAAAATATTCAGCCTTTTTTTATATGAGGTTATACAAATATGAGATTTAATAAAAAAGAAAAATATCTTTTAGAACAAGTTTGTAGAGAATATATAAAAACAAAAGAATTGGTTTCAAAAGCAGAAAGTATTGATAAAAAATCTGGTGCAAATATACAAATAAATAAAGAATTTAGAGATGCTTTATCTCATTTAATTCGAATATTTGGTGATCAACTTATAACTGGAGGAAAAAAGAAAAGAAAAGAAGGAAATACATATTATGAAATCAATTTTGATAAAGCACGAGGGCATATATATCGAGCAGGATATGATGCTATTGATGGAATTGCTATATCTTTACGAGAATCAATAAATAACACAGAAAAATATTCATTATCAATTCAGACACAAGCTGTTCCTCATTTTGCAAAAAAAATTGCAAATCTTGATAATTATCATGAACGAATTGTAAAATACAAAAACGAGAAAGATATTGGAGAACAATCATCAATTACTTTTTCTCAATGCATAAAAGAATTAGATGAAATAAGAGATGACGCACAAGAAATTGAAAAATCTATTTCTATTATGGAAGATTTTAGATTACAAAAATTAAAGGATAGAAAATTTACATGGTGGCAATCTTTGCTTGTAGCAGCAGGAACATTAATTTTAGGATTTATATTTGGAGTACTTCAAAATAATATTTACCAATTATTGTTAAATTGTATTCAAAATAAGTGATAATTATTACCTCTGGTTTGCCAACGGCATAATTCCGACGATTATTTATACTCTCGTCAGAGTCGTTAAGCCAATTCCAATATCTATTATTATCATTATAATACATACTGTCACGGCTAGAGTGTATCTTGTGTCTCATTTCGGCAATTTCCGCCAACAGGTCGTGCTGCATATCGGTAATAGTTTTAATTTTTTTATTTTCAGCGTTTCGATGCGCCGCCGATTCGCGGCGATAATCATATTGTGACTTAGTTAAATACGCCATTTTTTTCCTCCTGTTAGTTTAGCGAGAATTGTAATTCCCCGTTTTTTATTTTACGGGAATACGTTCGCGTGCCGCAATAAGTCTCCCCGTTATTGGTGTAGCTATCTTCCGTTATTGTCTCATACTCCGCATTAATTTCCCGCCATTGTATCATACCTAATCCGGTTACATATACTGCGCCATCTTGTCGAGACGCATCAATCAATTCTGCACCAGAACTAGCTTTTCCGGCATGGTAACTTTCGTCCATCGCGGATATTACACAGGCTAGCTCTTGGCCGGTTAATCTCTCTTTAAGATAATCCGGTATGCGACTCAATATCTCAGCGTTAGCCATAGGGAGCTTGCTCGCTATTTTTTGGGCTCTGCGGTGTTTGATTGAGTGGTTTATCATTTTGCTTCTCCTATTTTTTTTATTTGATCTCTATGTATGTAATATACACAATCCGCTTATGGTTGTCAATAGTATTTTTAATTTTTTAAAAAAAAATTAATGATGTTAGTATAGACTAATTATAATATTGTTAGTCCAAGCTAACAATATTATTTTTTTTTAACTAGATAAAAAATTTATTTTGACATTGTATTGCTCTACCACTTACTATCACTAATGATAAAAATTAAAATATTCGAATCCCCCCATACACAGCAAACGGCTTGTTCATATTATCGAGGATTGGGGGTGCTCCAAAAATTAAAACATTTATCAAATAATATTAAAATTGAATATGATAATAATGTAAGCTGGCCTGCGCTCAATGACGTTGAAATTGCCTTTTTCCAAAGGCCCGTGTATGATACACAATTAACGGCTCTTCGAATGGCAAAGGATATGAACATCAAGGTCTGGGTTGACTTTGATGATAATTTACATGAAACCCCTAAATACAATCCGTTTTACAAAGATTTAATTTTTTATAATATTTTGCGAAACATGGAAGAAAGTATTCGACTCGCGGACATTGTAACGGTATCGACTCAGACAATGGAAAAATATTACAAAATATATAATAAAAACATTGTTGTTATTCCGAATGCATGGAACGATTATATCTATCCATTCGAAAAAATAGAAAAAACAGTAGACTTCGTTTTCTGGCGCGGGTCAAAAACGCATCGATACGATTTGTGGGAATATAAAGACAGAATATTTTCAATCGCCAAAAAACATGACGATTGGTGTTGGTCCTGGGTTGGTGAAGAAACCTGGTTCATTTCAGATTTTATAAAAAAATGTTTTGCAATGGAAGAAAAAGACATCATAACATATTTTAGATTTATTTCTGAAAATAATTTTGCGATAAATCTTATATTACTTAAATTCAATAAATTTAATGAAGCTAAATCAAATTGCTCATGGCTAGAGGGAACTTATTTCGGGGGGGCTACAATCGCCCCCAATATGCCGGAATTCAATATGCCCGGAATAACGCTTTACAACCAAAACAATTATGATAGTTTAGAATATCAAATTGACAAGTTGATGAATAATAGTACATTTCGAAAAGAAAATTATGAAAAAAGTTATGAATATATAAAAGAAAATTTGTTGCTTAGTACCGTAAATAAGAAAAGAATAGAAATTGTAAAATCATTAATGGATATATAAACAATGAACTTCCATGCAATTATGCCATTTTATAGAAAACATCTTAAAGACGATCTTCTTAAACATTTCGAACCAATGAATCTTATCTGGCATCCGGTTTGTGACAATGTTGACATGACTTCTTTCGAAAAAAACACATTATCGTGGATCAAACCTCTTTTATGCATGCCGTTACTACCGGGAGACATGTGTTATCGAAAGAATAACGATTTCATCAATGCGGGAGATATCGTAGATGACGATTATTATGGGTTCATTCACGACGACGATATGTATGTTCCAGGATTTATCAATAAAATAAAACGACAAACAGCTAAAATAATTTTCTACTCAATGGATCGCGGGGAACGGTATGCGCCGAACCCTGGACCGTTCAACTGGCCCCCTGTACCGATAATTATAAACAAAATAGATGATGTCCATGTCGCCGGAATAGATATGTGCCAATATATCATCAAAGGTGAAATATTGCGACGAACAAAATTCGGATATCGGGCTTTCGAAGATGACGGGCATTATGCGGAATACCTTAAAAATACATGGCCAAATGATATTCTTATCCTTCCCGAGATAGGAATCAGATTTAATTATTTTGAACCGGGAAGATACGATAAGAGACTGGATTACGGAATATGAATATACATGTTATTACGGCATTTTATAGAATACATTTAGCAAAAACATTAATTCATTGTCTTGAAGAATTTTTAATCCACTGGCACCCTATTTATAGCGAAAAAGAATTTTATCCATTTAATAAATTTTGGATACATCCTCTTTTGGTGAAAGAACTATTACCGACGGATTATGCGTATCGGAAATTAAATGATTTTATCGAAACTCAAGAAATAATAGACGATGATTATTATTCTTTTATGGGCGATGATGATATGTTTGAACCCGGATTTTTTGATAAAATTAGGGAAATATGTAAAACAGAAAAATCAGAAATAATATTCTATTCGGTGGCGCGGGGAAACGCAACCCCGGCGTGCGATGTTGCACAACATCCCTGTCACCCCCTTATACCCAATTCATTAAATGATATACGAGTGTGCAATGTGGGGCTCCAATTTATTCTTAAAGGAAACATTTTAAAACAAGTGAAATTCAACAATACCCATATATGGGATGATGGAATTCTAGCTGAACACCTAAAAAATAAATTCGGCAGTAAAATAAAATTTGCGCCAGATTTATTCGTACTCGGAAATTATTTTCAACCGGGGCGATATACCGACAATTCCGCATTATTAAAATCAACCTGGAAATTGCCTGAAATAATATGAAACGAATTATAGAAAAAGGCCGCATATCGCTTATTCCACAATTACCATTGTCAACACCCTTTGTAATTAACGTGGACCCTTCGTCGGTTTGCAATTTTCAATGTAAATTTTGTTTTCATTCAAATAATGAAAAAATAATAAAAAAAGGCATTATGCCGTGGCACATTTATAAAGATATTATTTATGACATAAAACAATTTGATAAAAAATTAAAAACACTTCGTCTATATGCATTCGGAGAACCCCTTTTGAATCCGCATTTTTCCGATATGATTCGATACGCCAAAAATAATGATGTTTCCGAAACAATCGATACAACAACCAATGGAAGCAAATTAAATCCGAAATTAAATCTTGATATAATTGATGCTGGGATAGACCGCATAAATATTTCTGTTGAAGGGGTTAATGCGCACCAATATAAAGACTTTAGTAATTACGATATTGATTTTAAAAAATATGTTGAAAACATAAAACATTTATACGAAAATAAAAAACAATGCACCATTTTCATTAAAATAAATGGAGATATTATTTCAGAAGAAGATAAAAATACTTTTCTTGAAATTTTTTCTCCTATTTCTGATGGTATCGCAATAGAAAATGTAATGTCGTGTTGGTATGACTTTAAAATGGAACTTATGCCAAATAAAAATGTAGGCGTATACGGACAACCATTGAAAGAAGTTCAGGTTTGCCCATATATTTTTTATAATCTTTCAATAAATTATAATGGAATGGTATCAGCATGTTTTCTTGATTGGAATCAAAAAATAATAATAGGAAACATATTAACTGAAAGCATAAAAAATATTTGGAATGGACAACGATTACAAACAATGCGATTATTAATGCTTCAAAAATTACGACATACTATTCCGATATGTGCATCATGCAATCAGCTTATTGCCGGTCAACCGGAAAACCTGGATGATGATGCCGAAGAATTATTAAAAAGGTATGAAAATGAAACAATGTCCAATTTGTAATTCAACTAAACAAGGAGAATTATTATCACTAACGTGCGGAAACATGGATAAATCATTTCTTTATGATCCGGCAATAATTTTATGCTGTAGCGAATGCGGACATATCTTCAATAATGTTTCTTTCAAAGATGAAAGAAATATTTTTAAATATTACAACAATGAATATTCTCCGATTAATTTACATACACCAAATAAAAATGGCGATACGCCCGGCAGCAGTGGCAGGAACTCCTTGATCCGCTATTCTTTTTTATATGGATTTATGAAAACATATGCAAAACCTACCGATAAAATCCTTGATATCGGTTGTGCCAGCGGCGGATTTTTGCATTATCTTCATACAAATGGTTATGAAAATCTTTATGGAATTGACCTATCTGACATATATATTCAAGAAGCCAAAAAAAAAGAATATTTGAATATTAAAAAGGGAACTGCCGAATCAATTCCTTACCCATTAGAATTTTTTGATTTTTTAATCGCCGATCAAGTTGTTGAACATTTATTCGATCCTCAAAAAATATTCATGGAGGCAAAAAAGGTCATAAAGAAAGATGGATTCTTCTGTATTAGTGTTCCCAATGCTGATTTTTACGACAAATATAATTTTTTTGATTTTTATTGGTTTTTATTGAGAGAGCATGTTCAACATTTCGACATTCAACATCTTTCTATGATCGCCGGAAAATATGGATTCGCACTACGAATGGCAACAAATTCAACAAATCCAATGACAAGCAATAAAACAATATTGCCGAATGTGTCAATGATTTTCCAATATACGGGAAATAAAATAAATGTTGAATTTGAAAATTTTAATCTAAAAAGTAGAACAATATTTTACATAAAAAATAGCCGGGAAAAACTTCGTGAAAAAAGAAAAATAATATCAAAATTAAAAGACCCTCTGTACGTCTGGGGTATCGGGCGGGAATTCTTGTACCTCTATAATAATGCCGGATTAAATAAATGCTTTATTGCCGGACTGATCGACGATACGCCACATAAACAACAGAAAATGACATTTAATAATAAAAAAATGAATGGCCGAGAATTTCTTGAAAATGCGACGCTTCCCGTATTGATAACGGCAACAGCACATACCGAAAAATTAAAACAAGAATTAAAGAAACTCAATTTTCGCGGTGAAATAATAGAGTTATGAAGAAAAAAATTCTATTTATAATATTACCTTATGTTTTTAAAGAATCAAAACTTATGCAGCGAAGTTTCCTCGCGATGCCCAATGGAGTACTTTCTATTTCTAAATACATTGAACATCTGGCAAACGTTGAAATATTCGATTGTAATTTAAACGAAGATTATTTTTCCTATATTCCCGAAAAAATAAAATCGTCAAACCCTGATATTATAGGAATTAGTATGATGTTTGATACATCATACAAATATCTATCGCCTATCCTGAAAATAATAAAAACACATAGTCCTTATTCGACTATTATAATGGGCGGTATATCTACGCTTCAAACTTACAAAGAAATTTTAAATGAAAATCCTGAAATAGATGCAATATGTCCAGATGAAGGCGAAATAGCAGTAAAGGAGTACTTGACTACTGGAAAATTTAAAAAAGGATGGGCAACAAAAGGATCAATTGATCCTCCAATAAAAAATGTATTATCGAAATTAGACGATATTATCGATATTGATTATTCCTTGATAGATGTTGATAAATATCATGAAAAGATAGAAGAAACATACTCACCTTTCATGTTTGGAAAAGAAGGTAAAAAGCAATTTTATGTTATAACAACTCGGGGATGTCCTTACAATTGTTTATCTGGGGAAACATTAATCAATACAATATATGGAAATATCTCAATTAAAGAAATTTCAGAAAAATATGAGACAATCCCAGTTTTAACATATAATAAAAATTCTAAACAAATATTATTCACAGATGCAATTAATATAAAAAAAACTAGAGAAAAAGCTCAATTAGTTAGAGTTTATTTTGATGATAGAACATATATTGATTGTACTCCCGATCATAAATTTTTAACTTTTAAAAATAATAATCAATTTGGAAAGCCGCATAAAGAAATTGAAATAGAAGCTCAATATTTAAAAGAAAAACAAAGTGTGAGAGCCGTAAAAATACGAAAAAATCGACTTGGGTATGTTGATATTGAGTGGAAAAGATATTCTAAAAAAATACATAGGGTTGTTGCTGAATATAAATATAATAAAAAATTAAAAAAATCTGACAAAATACACCATATCGATCATGATAAAACAAATAATCATCCTGATAATTTATTTCTTTGTGAATCTTCTGCTATTCACATGAAATTACATCCTGAAATTTCAGAAAGAATGAAAACTAATAATCCCGCATTTAATATGCCAAAAGATTTTTTTGTTAATTTAGGTAAAAAACAAAAAGGTAAAAAAAGAACAAAGGCACAAAAACTAAAATATAGAAATAGCAAACTAGGAAAATTGAATCCAAATTATAAAGAACTTCCCTTTAGTTTAGAAAAAGAATTTAATAATATTATTTATTGTAAAAATCTAAGAAAATATATAAAAAATTTCAATATTAGTTATTCATTTTTTTGGAAACATTTTAAAATAAAATATAATAAATCTGTAGATGAATATAGAAAATATTTAGGAATTAAAAGAAAAAATTTAAAAAATGAAATAAATCATAAAGTTATTAAAGTAGAATGGTTGGTTGAAAAACAAGATACATATTGCATGGAAGTCCCAAAATATAATTGGTTCTTTGCAAATAATGTTTTAGTTCATAATTGTATATTCTGTAAGAACTCCCTTAATCCAGATAAATCAATTCGTTATGCTTCAGTTAATTCTATTATTAATCATGTCGAAAAACTTATTGAAAAATATAGAATGAATGTTCTTACCTTTTACGACGAACAAATATTATACAATAGGGAACGCGCAAAAAATTTATTCAGACGACTACAACCATATGGTCTTAGAATAGAAATGCCTAACGGCCTCAGTATCGCCTATATGGACGAGGAATTGATTGATCTGATGTGGAATGCCGGAGTAGATTGCCTGGTGCTTGCATTGGAATCTGGAAGCGCCGAAGTTCTTAAAATGATGCACAAACCGGTAAATTTGGACCAGGCACGAAATGTTATTAAAATAATACGCAAATATAATTTTTTTCTGCATATATTTTTAGTTATTGGAATACCGGGTGAAACAGACGTACACCGGCAAGAAACTGTCGATTTTATAAGGGAAGTCAAACCTGATATAATTTCACCAAAAATAGCCGCCCCAGTATACGGAAGTAGGTTACGGCAAGAATGTATTCAAAAAAAATATATCAAAAATGTAAATGTCGGTACTTTCGAAATAACTGAAGCGGTTATAAATACTCCCGAATATTCCGCCGAATATATAAATGAACAAATTAAATATATGAACTGGCGCACGAATTTTGTTGAAAATTACAGAGCGAGTATTGGAGATACAGAAACAGCTAAAAAATATTTTGAATATGTGGCGCGGAAATATCCAACTGAAGCTTTCGCATGGTATTTTTTAAACAACATGGAAATGGTTAAAAAGTGCATATCTGAAAATCCAAAATGGATTGAACGATTTGAATATTTTGGAATAAAAATATGATAAAAGTATTGCATATAACAACTCACACCGGGGGCGGAGTAGGGACCGTCATAGAAAATCTGGTTAAAAATACAACCGGCATAGAGCATACTATCGCGTGTCTGAATATCGAGGATTCGCGTAGTGTTGTCATCCCTCACTCAATTCACGATCTTCGAAATGATCCTGAAAAATTAAAAGAACTTATTGAAAAAAACGATATTGTAGTATTGCACTGGTATAACAATCCGCTATTATATGAATTTCTGGTGATGCAATCAATTCCGCCATGCCGATTGATCGTATGGGCACACGCAAATAATCTATATCCACCCTATGTCATAACCGAAAAATTAGTTGAAATGAGTGATAGGTTTATATTCACTTCTATTGTTTCACATCAGGCGAAAGAATATCAAGAACTTTCAATTAAACAAAAAAATAAATTCGGAGTTATATGGTCCGTTGCTAATATTTTAAAATTCTATAATTTAAAAAAAGAACCGCATGATACATTTAATATAGGATATGCCGGAACGATAGACTTTAATAGTAAATTGCATCCTGATTATGTTGAAATGTGCTCAAAAATAAACATACCAAATGTAAAATTTATTTTTTGTAGCTCCGGTCCTGATTTAAATACTGTGAAGCAACAGGTAAAAAACAAAGGACTATGGGAAAAATTTATTTTTACTGATAGGGTTAATGATTTATCTCCTTGGTTTTCCCAAATGGATGTATTCGGATATCCATTGTACGAAAAACATTATGGAACTTGTGAACAAGTGCTTGGCGAGGCAATGGCGGCGGGAGTTGTCCCGGTTGTCTTAAATAATTCGTCAGAATATTTTATTGTAACAAATTTTTTTAATGGAATTATAACATCGAAAGAAAAATATCATTGTGAAATAGAATATCTTTACAATAATCCCGATATACTTAATTTCATGTCAATTAATGCAAAAAACAGGGCCGACGAATTGTATAATACAAAAATTGTAACTACTCAATGGGAACAAGAATTTAAAAATATTTTAAATATTAATAAAAATAAAAAATTATGGCATAATACCTCAATGGGATCGGTTCTATTCAAACAATCACTTGGAAAATATGCATTTATTTTTGAACAAAATAATAAAAAAGAAATAATAAAATTATTTAAATCAAACCGGCAATGGTTCTCAAAAAGCAAAGGGAGCATTATCCAATATTCAGAACTATATCCTGATGACGTAAAATTACGAGAATGGAAAAATATTCTTGAACAAATAGAAAAAAAAACAAATGAATAAATTTGAAGAAATATTTTCAAGACATGACACTGACAAAGTGAATCCTGGTCATTATGAATATGGATACGAAAATGAATTTTCAAGAATAAGAAACGATGTAAAATTAATTTTTGAAATTGGAGTGAATAGGGGAGGAAGCGTCAGGGCATGGAAGGAATATTTTCCGAATGCTGTAATTGTTGGGTTGGAAATCGATCCATCCTGTTATTTTGAAGAAGAACGAATAAAAATTGAAATAGGAAACGCTTCTACTAAAGAATTTATTGATTCAATTCTGCAGAAATACGGGAACCCTGAAATTGTCGTTGATGATGGTTCGCATTTTAGCAGTGATATTAAAAAATCATTTGAATTATTATATCCACATGTAAAATTATGCTATGTTATAGAAGACTATGGAACACAATTTCAATCGTTTAGGGGCGGATTCTATATCAATGACGGCGTTCCGGCCATAAATATAGCACATAAAAAAATAGATGAATTATTATGTGCTATTCCCATATGCGATTGCAAATCAATTAATATATATAATTCAATTTGTTTCTTTTGGATAAAATAAAATGAATGAAAATGTTTTTATTGCGATTTATACACATGAATGCAAAAAATATTGCGATAAAGAATTTTTTGGAACATTATTAAATTCTGAAATTGATAATGCTCAAATAAGTATCGTTGATAATAGTCCGACACTTGATTATTATAATTCTCTAAAAAAAATTATTCCTGAATTAAATAAAAATAATTTAAAAAAAATAATGATTTCTCATATTGATGTTGAACGTAAAAATGATGGTTTTCAATTTCAAAGAAATGTAACCAAAAGTCTTGAATTTTTACAAAAACAATTTATTACTATTACTGATGTGTGGAAATATTTTATCATTCTTGAAAGTGATGTTATTCCATTACGCCAGGATTGGATTTCATGTTTTTTGGAATGTGTAAATAAGGCCGATATAATAGGTGGTATCTATTATTATGGTTTTCATGACGGAGAATGGTTTACTCATACAGAGAGAACATGGAAACTGGTGCCAACTCATCATGTTTTAAGCGGATGCTCTCTCTATAAAAGAGAAATATTAAAAAAATTTCAATTTCGATGGTCAATGGAAAATTCCGGCGCTTTTCCGGATGCATGGATGAGCTATGATGCAGGTAGGGAATACAGATTGGCCAATTACACAAAAATTAAATGCGATCATTTGGGTGGAATGAGCCGTGGACATGAGAATATAGATTAAAAAAGTCGTTGACATATAATATAAATATAGTAATATTGTGATTCCTAAATAGGAATAGTACGTGTTACCCATAATACCCCATTTTAAATCATTTCAAATGGCCTTGAATAACCTTCAAGGCCATTTCTTTTTAAGAAAAGAAACTACTTAAAACTACCCCATCTAAAAATTATGTGTTTTAGGTCAACAAAAAGGCGTTTAGACTTTTTGTTGACCAGAACATTATAATTTTTAATTATATTAGTAATAAGATATATATATATTAATAATATATATAATAATAATAATAATGTATACTTTTATATACTTAATCATATATAATTTTATCTTATTATTAATTATTAAAATTTATAATTCTTTATAATTGAATACTTATTATAAAGATAGAAAATCAAAATTATAAAATCATTCAATGCGGATTATAATTTATAAATTCTTATTTTGTATTTTTCTAAAATTTAAAATTATAAAATGTATTCTACGTCAAAAAAAAATATAATTTTTAAATTCTAATTATATAATTAGACTATTATTTTCCAATAATAATAATTTACTTGACACATTATATAGTTTTAGTAGTTTGTTATATAAATAAAAAAGGAGCTAATAACAAAATGCCCGGAAAACAAATTGTTTTTAAAAAAATAAAACAAAAAATGGAAGACCCACTGAATTTTGATGAAAATTTTAATTTTTCAATCACACCATTCCTCATTATAATCGGAAGTACTCGTAAAACATATTATAATGTTTATATGTATTTTAAATTTCTTAGTGAATTGCCGACAAAAGAAGGATATTTATCGCACTCAATATCGGCCGATTCTTTAGAAGAAAAAAATAAAGAATTTCAAGAAGGACACAATATCTTTATAAAAAAAGTGAATGAGAGTATTCTTGAATTAACAAAAATAAAATCTGAAAAAGTAGTTTTTAAAAATGATTTTTATATTTTACCAAATAAAAAATATAGGGCAATCGTTACCATCGAAAAAATACCGGTAGATGAAATTGATAAAATAGAAATAAAAGAAAAAGAATCAATTGTCGATAAATATATTAACAGAATTTTAACAGCCGTCCAATGTGCGGGAGATCGTGGAATAACCCTCACGAATTTAATTCGAAAAACTCAAACACTCGAAAAACATGTTCGATTAAATATGTTGACCGATCTTGAAGGACGCGGATTTATAATTCTAAAAAAAACAAAAACATCAGCAAAAGACATTAGAACCTATTTCTGGAATTTTGATAAAGAACATGAATAATATTCTATATATCACTATTCCCGGAAAACCTATTGCGAAACAACGATCACGAAAAGGAGCGTATGGAAATTGGTATAATCCGCAAGAAAAAGAAATGAATATAGTTAAAAATAATATCAAAAACCAATTGCCAGATAATTTTAAAATAATAAAAAAAGGAACTCCTGTAATTTTAAACATTACATGGTTTTTTGAACCAATAAAAAATGAAAAAACAAAAAAATTACTTGATTTAATTAAAAACGAAGACTACCCTTATTGTAAGAAAATCGATAGAGATAATGCGGATAAATGGGTCATGGATTGTTTTTCAAAAATAATTTTTGATGATGATAACCAAGTATATGGCGGAACACTCTTTAAATTTTATACTCCACATAATGCCAGAACATATATAGAGGTTTGCTGGTGAAAAAATCATTCGAAAAAATTACATTACTTAATAAAGAAATCGAAATTAAAAATATGTTAATTGGAGAATTACTTCATGTAATCTCAAAAAATAAAATAGTATTGCCAAATTATATTATAAAAATAATTGAAGGATTGTATCTTAAAAATAAACATGAACATGTCGTATATGGAGAAAATACCGATGGGAAAAAAATTTGATGAAATTAAAAACCAAAAACATAAAGAATTTATTTTGGCTTATATAGAATTACAAAATGCAACACTAGCATATAAAAAAGCATATCCAACAGCCAAATATTCTACATGTGGTCAAAATGGAGCAAAACTGCTAAAAGATACTAAAACCGCCGAAGCAATCCAAGAAATTTTTGATGATCTTTGGAATGAGAAAAAAAAAGAAATCGGAACAACGTTTAAAAATCTTTTGGCACTCGCTAATGCTGATATAAAAGATATTGCCGATTTCGATGGTGAAACACTGAAAATAAAACCATTTTCGGAGGCTGATACTCGCGCCATTCAATCAATTGATACTATCGAACGGGAAACAAAATATGGCCCTGAAAAAATTTCAAAAGTTCGAATGCATTCAAAAACCGCTGCACTTTCAGACTTATTAAAAGTTCTTGAAATGATGCAAGATAAATCTGAATTAACAGGTGAAATTATCGTTCGTCCTGCTCGACGGCCTAACGAAGAAAAAAATGAAATAGAAAAAGAATCTTAAATGTTTGTAGATTTTGATGAGTTTTATAATCTCCTTAATCCTGTTTTTTGGGATTTTTTTGAAAATAAAAGCCGTATTCGTATATCTGTCGGCGGCGGAGGATCGGGAAAATCTTACGAAGCCTTTCAAGAAGCCATTTATAAACTTATTGCGGAACCAGGGCACAATTACCTTATTGCGAGGAAAGTAGCGGCTACAAATAAATCTAGTACCTACGCGTTGATGGTTCAACTTATCAATGAAATGGGATTAAATAAGATTTTTAAAGTTAATAAGACCGATATGTCTATTACGGTTAAATCAACTGGATATATGGCAGTTTTAAAAGGTTTAGATGATATTGAAAAAATTAAAAGTCTAACATTTCCAAAGGGAATTTTAACGGATATAATAATTGAAGAGGCCAGTGAAATAACGCAAAAAGATTTCGATCAATTAAACATTCGTCTTCGTGGAAAATCAGGAAAACCAAAAAACATTCCATTTCAAATTACATTATTGTTAAATCCTATTTCTGATAAACACTGGATAAAACGAGAATTTTTTGACTTAAAATCTTATCAAAAAAAAACAAAAGTTTATATTTTAAAAACCACATATCTTGATAATAAATTCATTGATGACGATTATCGAGCCGTATTGGAGGGATACAAAGAAATTGATTATGAATTTTATCGAGTTTATTGTCTTGGCGAGTGGGGTGCGTTCGGAAATATTATTTTTACAAACTGGTCATTTGAAAAAATAACATATAAAGAAGAAGATTTTGATGCGATATATAATGGCCAAGATTGGGGTTTTGTCCATCCCCAGATAATTGTGAAAATTGGTTTTAAAGATGGAACGATGTATACATATAATGAATTATGTTCTACCGAAAAAACAAATATGGAATTTATTAAATTAAATGAAGAATTTGATGTATTACATGCAGGTGAAAAGGTTATCTGTGACAGTGCAGAACCATCAAAAATAAAAGAATGGTTGCAACACGGATATGGCGCTATCGGTGCAGTTAAAGGACCGGGAAGCGTTCAACGAGGAATAGATTTCATTAAATCACAAAAATGGATAATTGACCCCGATGTATGTCCAAGAACAGCACAAGAAGTGCAAACATATCATAGAAAAACTGATAAAAATGGGAATGCGACAGAAGACCCTGTAGAAATAGAGGACGATGCGATCAAGGCGCACATGTACGCTTTGGAACCTATTTCCCGCGCACACGGCTTACCCTCTATTTTGTCGGGTGGAAAATCAAAAGAAAAATTAAAACTTATCGAAGCAAAAGTCATTGAGCGTAAAAAATTACGTGAGATAATGAGGCAACAACGAAAAAATAAAAGAGAGAAGGAAAAAAAATAATGTTAAAAGGAATAATTTTAGCCGGGGGCTTCGGCACTCGGCTTTACCCTATTACTCGTGTGGTATGCAAACAACTTTTGCCGATATATGACAAGCCCATGATTTATTACCCCCTCTCCACACTCATGCTGGCAGGCATCCGTGATATTCTGATTATATCAACCCCGGTCGATCTGCCCCATTTCAAGGAGATTCTGGGGGACGGCGGCCAACTGGGCATTTCCCTGTCGTATATGGTTCAGGATTTCCCACGCGGCCTAGCCGATGCATTCCTGGTGGGCGAGGACTTTATCGGAGGCGACCGCGTGTGTCTTATCCTGGGAGACAACATCTTCTACGGCCACGACATCACTGAATTGCTGAAGGAAGCCGTCTTGTCCGATTCGGGAGCGACCGTTTTTGGGTATTATGTAAACGATCCAAATCGATATGGCGTGGTCGATTTCGACGAAGCCGGTAACGTCCTTTCCATCGAGGAAAAACCGGCCAAACCAAAATCTAATTTCGCCGTGGTGGGGCTCTATTTTTACGACAACGATATCGTGCGTGTGGCCAAATCGATCAAGCCCTCGGCGCGGGGGGAACTGGAGATAACAGCGGTCAACAATCACTACCTAGCGGCCCGGAAACTTCGGGTGAAAATTATGGGCCGGGGGTTCGCCTGGCTCGACACCGGCACTCATGACTCCATGATCGACGCCGCGCTCTTCGTCAAGGCGATCGAGGACCGGCAGGGACTTAAAATATCATGCGTGGAAGAGATAGCGTACAAAATGGGGTATATCACCGGCGAACAGCTTCGCGGCATCGCGGAGCCGCTCAGAAAATCGGGCTACGGGGAATACCTGTTGAAAACATTAGAGTTAGAAAAAATATAATTTTTTTTAAAAAAATAGATAAGTTAGTTTAATATAACTTTTATTATTTTTTTTAAAATTTAAAAAAAAATAATAAAAGTTATTGACAAGATTATGTTTTATAAATAATGTTTTTTTAAGTTTATTTGTAGTTAAAATCCAGCGTGAAAGATTAAAAGGCAATGGTTTCGGCCGAGCAAGAGATTTTGTATTGAAGGCATACCTCCCCTCTTGCTTTTTCACAGATTAATTAAAAAAGGTACTATAAATGCAAATTATAACGAAAGAAGAACTAAAAAAATTATTTTTATATTACAAAAAAATGGTTTTAATGTTCTGTCGTGATTATGCCGTTCAGACTGATTTATTCATTAGGAAAAATAAAACAACGATTGAAATATATTTGAAAATTATTAATACAATTTTTATTTTTATTGTTTTGCTTTATGTTTTGTCAATAAAAAATATTGTTAAAGAAAATCTTGAACAGATTAGCGTCAACATGCGAATGCTTCATTATTCATTGATGCCTGCCAATTTGCCGGATATTCCGACAAAGGAACAACTCGATGTCAAATAGAAGAAAATATATTTCGATGCGATATCAGTGCGAAAAGTGCAATAAAAAAATGGAATTGATTATAATCCCTAAAATTACTAATACTGAAACACTTTCATTTTATAATGATTTATTTTTTTATGAAATTTGTTATGAATGTTATAAAACATTAGAAGAAGAATTTGATATTGAATATCAAGAACAAAAACTTGAAAAAATTTTAATAAATTAAAAAGGGATGGTGTATTTATGAGATTTATAATTCCTATTTCAATTTTTGTCGTTGCAATTGTATTTCTTATTGTTGATATTTTAAAATCTAAAAATAAGTTGACATCAGAGCAAATCCAAAAAAATATTATGGCTAACAAAATAATAAATAGAGGAAAATAATTAAATGTTAAATCTTCTATAAGGTAAAATTTATGACGTTGATACATCGAATTATTATTATGCATAAAAAAGCGATTCTTTTGGGTCGTAAACGACAACGGAAAGAAGATTATGTTATGGCAGAAGAAATGAAAAAAAATCATGATTTAATTATTAAAAATATGATTGATTCTAATGTGAAAGAAACTGAACGTCTGAAAGAAAATCATGATAAAATTTTAAAAAATATGATTAATTCTCAGGAAAAAGAAATTGAAAAAATAAATGAAAATCATCAACTTGAAATAAAAAGATTACAGAATCAAAATAAAATCGAGGTATCCGCGATACGAAATCAAGTTCAACATCATTATGAACCCCTCTTGCGTGAACGGAATGAAGAAATTGCACGTCTTAATGAAGAAAAAATTGAACAAAAAAAATATTATAAAAACATTCTTGATTATGGAATTGCAATGGAAACGTCTGGTGAACGAGCGGCAGGAATGTTTACCAGGGCACAAAGCAAAGTTAAAGATGCTATGGAATTAGCTATGGCCTGCACTTCTGTTTTCACAGATGCAATGAAGCTTGTTGACAGGGGAAATGCATGTGTTGAATCAATTCAAATGACCGTCGGAAAAACAACACCCCGCCTTTTACGAAAAATAAAAGAGTAGCGCATTAAAAAATAATGATATAAGGAGAGTTAAAAAACATGGCAGAAAAATCAGTGAAACAACTCATGAATGACAGGATGCGGCAGAAAGCTAAAATTAATAATATGCAATTCGAAATTAAAAAATTACATATTAAAATGTCTGAAGAAAAAAAAGTTCTTAAATCAATCCGCGTTGCTTTGCAGAATGCAAAGTCTCTTATGTCAAAGACGGAACCGGGAAAGAAAGTTAAAACAATGAAAAAAATAGCAGTAAAAAAAACGGTGCCGGATTATGACAGCATCCATGTAAATGATTCAATTATGTAATATTGATTGCAGACAGGGCATGGTTTTTTATGCCCTGTCTATTATTTTATGGAGGATAAATGAATTGAAATTTATTATTACAATTTTAATTATATTTAATTTTTGTTGTATCGTTAGTTTATTTTATATATATAACGATCTTCGTAAACGTATTGAAGATAACGAAAAAAAATATCGTATTACGGCAGAATTTATGGCATATTATTTTGATAAAAAAGGAATATTCCCCAAATGGCAAATTACGAAAAAATAGGCATGTTTAAAATATTTTTTAATGAAATGTATTATATCGCTTATGCTGGTGGAAAACGCGAACTTTTGGCAAAAGACCAAAAAGAATATGACAAAACTCTTGGTTTACCATTATTATTACAAATTAAAGAAAAACGTAAAATACCATATGAAAAAAATCCAAATGTTGTTCCAATAAAAGGAATAAATCTTTTATCGTTTATCCGTGAATTAAAATATGTTCCATTTTTTGATAAATTTTTTGAACAATCTCATCTGCTCAAAATCAGCGATCCTATAGTTTATGAATCAATGAGACAAAAAAATTATGATATTGCCTTAAGAAATTAACAAAGGAGATTTAGATAATGGATATTTCAGTAGAACTTAAATTAAAAGATGAGTTTGACCAGACTTCACGAAGTATTTCTGAATCAATAAATCTTGACAATGAAGTGCATGATAAACATCTTCCAAATATTATTCGACATATCATTCAAGCTTTACAAGGATTAGGATTTATTGAAAGTCAAATAAATGAATATATAATATATCACGAAGATTAAAATAGAACCTATAATTATACATTCTTTTTGTTTATTTTTAGTTGCAATATTTTTAATTTTTTTATAAAATAAAAAATATTTTTAAATAGGAGAATAAAATAGATGAAATTTAAAGAAGCTTTTGATTTAGCCTTTGAAATACAACAGGAAAAAGCAAAAGAAAAAAACGAAGTTTTTCAGATTACCGTTGGAACCGCAAAAATACTCGCCTTTATGTGGTCAATGCTTGCTATCGCGCAAAATGTTCTTGACGACAGCGTTACAATCGGGGATAATATGCAAATAAACTCCGTATCATTAAAAGATATGGAATCAAAGGGGCAAAAGTCTTCTACTACAAAGACAGCCAAAAAAATTGACAAACTAGTAGAAAATGATGTCTCGAAAGAAAAACAAGAATCAACAGAATAATAATTTTTCTTCTCATTCCCCTAATACCGCGTCTCTTGATTATGACAGGGCATATAAAGAGGCGCGGTCCCTTATAAATAATGTTGATCGTAAATTTAAAACAGTCGCAAAAGGTATGCAATATGACTGGCTGAATAATACCAGTTGGAATAACGTTGTATATCCTCGCGATAAAATTCCTGATAGATTGCTTCGTCTTATTGAACGTAGAAATGGAATTGTTGGATCAATTATAACCCTTCGCATTCAACAAATGATGGAATTTTCGGGTATTTCCCATAATAAAGATATTCCTGGTTGGGAGTTTGTACTTAAAGACGATGAAAAAATCCTAAATTCTGAACGAAAAAAACAAAAAGAATTCCTTGAAAATTTTTTAGTGAAAACTCGTCGGGACGATTACGCCGGAATAGAGCCGAAACATGGCGCATTAAAAGATTTAATGACAAAATATGTTCGGGATCGTATATTAATCGATAAAGTTTGTTGGGAAATAGAACGTGATAGGAAAGGACAAGCGGCCGCGTTATGGGTGCTTGATGGAGCGACGATTCTTCCAATATTACCCGGCGGATTTTACGGCAGTACGTCGCAAATTGGTGTTGGCATTAGTGTTGGATTTAATAGATTAAGTGACGAAATACGAAAAGCAAAACTTGAGAATATCCCACCTACAGAAGAAATTTCATATATTCAAGAATTATTATATGGATCAAGTGGCGGTGGAATAACCGCCGCATTTCGTGAGACAGATTTAATATATGATTTATCAAATGAATTAAACGATATTCGTTTTTATAAACAGGGATTTTCTGTAACTGAAAAAGCAAATCTTGCAATAGTTGCATTTATAAATTCTCTCACATTTAATTCGAATGGCCTGTCTCGCGGATCAATACCTAAAATAGCACTCGCTATGGGTAAGGATTCGAGCTATACGCAAGAACAGCTTGAAGATGCTCAAGACGAGTGGATGTCAAATTTTCAGGCGATGGATGGTCAGTGGAATATACCACTTCTCAATGGTGATGCGAAAGTTTTGCAACTTCTTCCGAATAATCGTGATATGGAATATCAGAAATATATGGAGTTTACGGGTGCATTGACATGTGCCATTATGGGCGTAGACTCTGCGGAAATAGGACTTCGATTAAATCAAGCTCAGTCAGTACTTTCAGAAAATCAGGACGCTAAACAATTATTTTCAAAAGAGCGCGGGCTAAAAGATATTCTTGGCGGATTCAGGCACATGGTTATCCACTTTCTTGAAATATCTAATTTTCCATTTTCAACAGAATGGATGTTTCGATTTAATGGGTTATCAACAGAAGATAAGGGTTTTGAGGCCGATTTGCGAAAAAAATCAGTTGAAACCAATACTACTTTAAATGAACTCCGAGCCTTAGACGACAAGCCTCCTCTTCCTAATGGCGACATAGTATTACATCCGCAATATATTCAATATATTTTACAAAAAGAACAAATGGCGGCGGGACAATCTGCGATGGGTAGCGAGAGCGGACAAATAGATGAAAATTCAGACACAAATTTTGACGATGAAGAAATAGGCAATATGATTGATGATGCTATGGGCGGCATGGAAAAAGCGATTCGATTAATATAGAAATTTAATGAGGTAATTTAAATGACAGTATCGGCAAAGAAAAGTTTAAAACTCTGTTACGTTAAATATTTAACTGCATATTATTATGTATGGATAGCAGTCTCAAGCCTCTCAGAGGTAAACGCAATACTACAGGACTGGGCGACGGATAAATTTTCTTTACCGTCTCCCCTTAGTCTACCGGAAGCACTTATTGAAGTTAAGGATATTTCAGATGTTACTACTAACCCTACAAGTGAAGTTGATGTATATTTGCAAAGCGATTTAACATCATATAATACACTTGTTACAAATAATCTTGTATTGCCTAAAACATCAGGGAAAGGAATCCAGGTGGATGTCACTACTCCTACGTTTGGATGGAAGGATTTGCGTGGAAATGTTATTACTGATCCGGCTGGAGGAGATGCCCCTGTACTCACAGTATATCGAGCCGGGTCGGTTCGTGAATATTTATACGGAGCGACCAAAAAAGCTGATATACGATTTCATATTCCGCATGATTATGTCCCGGGAACCGATATATATTTACATATTCACTGGTCACATAATGGGACCGCAATAAGCGGAAATTTTGTATGCACATGTATATATACTTACGCAAAAAGTCATTCACAGGCAACCTTTCCTGCTGAAAAGACAATTCTTGTATCTGTTTCGACACCAACAATAGCGGCAATACCTCAATACGAACACATATTGAGCGAGGTTCAATTATCCGCTGCTGCGCCTTCGGGAAGCCAAATTGATAGCGCGTTACTTGAGCCGGATGGAATTATTTTAATGAATCTTGAAGTTACCACGCTTCCGACAATAACGGGCGGGTCAAATGGAGTTTTTATTCATTATATTGATCTTCATTATCAATCAACACAATTGGCAACAAAAGCGAAGGCACCTTATTTTTATGTATAAGAAAAATAAATTGCTTATTACGGCATACAATGTACAGAGGACGGGAATGAGATGGAACAATTTTTCAGTCAATATAAAGACGCAATCACCGTGTTTACAAAAATTATTGTTTCAATTGTGGTTGCTGTTCTCGGTGGGAAGTTGTTTGTTAGTTTTATGTATAATTTTTCTTTAAAGTATTTTGAAAATTTATCAAATGAGATAAAAGGAATAAAAAGCGATCTTAAAATACTTTTTGAAAGAACTGATAATCATGAGGCTGTAAATAAATGTATTGATTTTTGCGATAAGAAAAATAAATTTTGGATAGCCGAAGCCATAGTCACCAAAAAAAGTTTTAAAAAAATAAAGAAAAATGGATAAAAAAAAATCATATGAAATTTCCGATCCTCAAAAAAATTTATACATATTATTGCGTAACTACGCCTGCAAAGAATTATGTCCAGGTGGAAGCATTATGTGCATGAATTTAGAGTGTATAGAATTATTTTTACGACAGGCGGGATGTATTGAAAATGAAATAATAAAAAAATAAAAAAAGGAATAAAATAATGAATTCAATAATTAAAATTACGTCAATTCGTCAAAAATATTTTGAGGGTTTTAAACGTTTAAATGCCCCATCTGAAGTTGTTATACATGGTACAGGCGGCGGATCAACTGCACAGGGTATGATTGATTGGATGTTGTCTGGTGAACGGGAAGAGGAATATAAAAAAGGAATTGCGTTATTCCATTATCTCAATGATCGAGATGGGAAAATATATGAAATTATTGATCCTGATAACTGGGTTTATCATTCGTCGTCCGGTAGGCATGACGCCGTAACAATTGGAATTGAACATTTGAAACCGGATGCGCTCAATAAAACTGCACTGACCGAAGAGCAATATGACTCAACTGTTGAGTTTCTTGTTTTTTTAATAAATAAATATCCAATAACATCTATCATTGGGCATGTCATGAATACGATTAAATATTCCGGCCCTAAATATGTTAAAGTTCCTTGCCCTGGGGAATTTGATTGGATAAAATTACAATTACTGTTGAAAAATGCTGGATATAATTTTCATTATGAATCAGAACATTTAATAAAAGGAGAATAAAATGGAAACTATTAAAAAGATTTTTGTTGCTGTTGTTGGCTGGGCGATGTTGCATAAAAAAATATCATCGGCTATTTTTATCGCTATTGCTCTGATTGTTTGTGGCATTATTTTTGGTGTCAAAATTAAAGGCTGCATTGATTCTATTGGATAACATTGCGAGGGAATAATCATGGATCAGCAAAAATCTGATATTACAGATGAGGTTGTAGATATTGAGGCCGGTGGAAAAAAAATAAAATTGTCAATACGCGGAGGATTTATTCTGGCCATGATTATTATAATAATTATAGGCGGAGCAATCTTATTGACATCTGAATTTGATGTGCTTGGATGTTCACATAAACCGGTCGAGGTCAAAATTAAAAAGGATTTGAAATGAATAATATTTACCAATGGATTTATTTCAAAATAATAAAAAATATTATTCCTGTTGCAAAAACCGGACAAAAAATTGATGTCTATTTTTTAAGAATGTTTTGGCAAATTAAAATTGCAAAACTTTTTAGATTGAAAAGAATAATAATTGGTGACTCGAACGCTGAAAATGAAAATATCTATGCCACAATGAAATTATTTAAAAAAACTACGGTGAACTTTTGCCGTGGTGGAACAACTGTTGATGACTGGATTGATTTTTTTAATCTTCCGAATGGCGTTAAAATATTAAATCTTATTAGCCGGTATGAAATAATAATAAATCTCGGCGGCAACAACCTTCTGTTGAATAAACTAGACGGAATTTGTCAGAAATTCTATATATTAAAAGTCATGTTTCCAAATGCGTGGTTTTATCGATTAATGAATTGATTGGAAATTATTTTTTTCCTAAAATAATTGATTTATATTTTTTAACTACTGGTTTAGATGGCACTCAAAATTTATTATTATTTCGTGATATGGTGCATATGAATAATTTTTGTTTTCAAAAAATAGTCGAAAAATTAGAGGATAAAACATGACTGTAATTACACTGCCGATCTGGGTTAAAAATCTTATTATCTGTTCAATAATTTTTATTTTTGGGCTATTGATTGGCGGTGGGTCAGTTGGATATATTGTATATAATCATTATTTAAAAGCTTTGAAAATTACCTGGGTTAATGAGGTAACAAAAACAGTCTATGTATCAGGCGGGAAAGAAAAACCGTCATTACAGTGCGGAGATATTTGGATAAAAGGAAAACAAGATAAATTAAAATTCAATATTTCCGCTGGAGATCAATGCAAAAGTGCCAGTCGTGAATTAAAAGTTTCCATCCCCATTTTACATCATTCTTTCGGCCCCTGGGTCGCCGGTATGATTGGTTATGATAACAATATTCAAAAATTAACGTCTGGGTATGCCGTAGGTGCTCGTTATTTATATTCCTGGAGATTGATCTCAATTGGGCCTGGGCTTGGATATTTCAAAATATCAAATATTCAGGGGGTGATAATAACCGCTGACGCAACTCTGCATTTTTAAATAAAATTTAAAATTAATAACATGAAACATGAAAAATTAATAAATGCACATCATAAAAAATTAGGAAATACACAATGGCGATTGTTACCTTGGAAAGAATTAGAAGAAGTTGTTAATGTATTTATGTATGGCAATACAAAATATGAAGAAGATGACTGGAAAAATGTACCAAATAAAAAATCAATATATTTTGATGCGATGATGCGTCACATAGTAGCGTGGAAAACTACTACTGCAAGAGATGAATCCGATTTTTCTCATTTAGCACATGCAATGGCGTGTATATTGATTTTATTGTGGAGCGAAAATAATGAAAAAAATTCAAACTGAAATATATTGTAGAGTAAGTGGATATTTTCGTCCCGTTGATTCTTTCAATAAGGGCAAACAACAAGAATTTTGGGAAAGGACAAAGTTTTTACAAGATGCCAAAAATAATAAATTACAACAATTATTTGATTCGATTTCTAGAAAATAAATCTCTTTTAGCCGGAAGATTTTATTTTGTTATTCATGATCGAGAAGCAATAAGTTTATGGTCAAATGATATTTGTAAATCTATTTGGAATCGCTTATGCGATAATATTTTGCTTGGCGGGTGTCATGGATTGTCATTTTTACTTTGTCCCTTTTGTTTAAAATATCGACATGATAGATGCAGAGGATGTGAATGGGCAAAATCTCATGGCAGATGCAATGACGACGCCTCAGATGTACATAGAGCACGAAATAAAAAACAATTTACTAACGAATTTTATCGAGATATAATAAAAAAAATTTTAAAATCAGAAAAATAATGAAAAATAATAAAAAAAGAAGTTTTAAAAGGGTTGTTGTTATTTCCGATCTTCATTGTGGTCATGTCGTAGGTTTGACCCCGCCTGATTATCAATATAATCTTCAAAGTAACAATCTTAATAAAAGAAAAATAGCCGAAATGCAATATGCTGGATATAATTTTTTTGAAAATAAAATAAAAGAATTACAACCAATAGATATTTTAATTGAAAATGGTGATTCAATTGAGGGGAAAGGACAAAAAAGTGGCGGAACAGAATTAATCGAAACTGACAGATTAAAACAATGTGAAATGGCGATACAGTGTCTCGAAAAAATAAAAGCAAAGAAAATTGTGAAATCATATGGAACGCCATTTCATGTTGGAGTAGATGAAGATTTTGAAGATATTGTTGCTAATGGATTAAATGTTGAAAAAATTTGTAGTCATGGATGGATTGATGTTAATGGAATAATTTTTGATTTTAAACATTTTATTTCATCAAGCATTATTCCACATGGTCGTCATACATCAATTGCGCGGGATCATCTATGGAATCAGTTGTGGTCAATTGATGAATCTCAACCTCTGTCAAATGTAATAATAAGAAGTCACACTCATTACCATATATTTAATGGGGATGCGGAACACTTGGCAATCATTACCCCCGCAATGCAGGGATTCGGTAGTAAATTTGGAACTCGAAAATGTTCAGGAAAAATTCATATAGGATTTATTCATTTTGATGTTTATAATGATGGAGCATACACATGGCAATCACATCTATTGAGGGGAGAATTTCTAAAAGAGAGGGCATTAAAATTATAACAACTGAAGATGCAATTGAACATTTGAAAAAAATAAAAGAGGAATGTTTAAAAATAGATTATTCGAAATATATCAGAATTAAAGATGTCGCTGATATATTAGGAGTATCCAACAATAGCAATTTGAAACGTGTATTTATTCTTCATGGATATGATGTTTTTCAATTTAAGGATTTTAAAAATTTTGGAAAAATAAGTAATTTTGTAAAAATCGAAGATGCTGAAAAAATAATAAAAGCCGGAGGTGGGAAGAAAATTAATTGACATATATCGATTTTTCCATTATATTTATAAATGGAAATTGTGTGACACTATGATTTTTAAGGCGTTTTCTTTTTTTTAAAGAAAACGCTTTTTTTTATTATTCGGATGATATCCGTATACGTCAATACGGGTTGGACCTATTGCTAAAGCCTCATATTCATTAGCTTGAGATATATTTTAATGTTTGACATTTTTCTTTTTATCCTGTTTGTTTTGTTTATGTTGAATAATAAAGAAATTCATGAAGTCAAATATATCCGAGAACTCCAGGAATATTATAATGATTATATTGCCGCTCTTATAAATGAAATTTTTGTAGGAACCGGAATTGCACTTGGTTTAGATGAAAAACAAGCATATTATTTAATTCAAAACAATCCAGGAAAGCTTCAAAAAGCAGGATTTTTTAAAAATATATTCGAAAAATTAAAATCAATATTTAAACATATTGTTGGAAAGTTCAGGCCGCAAGATGGAAAATTTGAAAGCGGCAAGCCGATGACACCCCGACAATGGGAAATATTCAATAATGAGATTGAAAAATATTGGAAAGAATATGCCGATACTGTGACTGAAGATGTCGCGGTCAAAAGTTTTATGCTTGGTCGTGATACTACAAAGTTCAGAAAAAATAAAAAACCGTATATAAATAAAAGTTTATATCAAGTGGACTTCGATCAATATAACGGGAACATGCCGAAAAAATTGGCTGATGCATACAAGAAATATGATTTTACTAATGCTGAAAAGAATGCCTTAAATAAATCGTTTTCTAACATGGCAATGTATGTAACTAATACGAATAACGAATTAAAAGAGGCGATACAATATCAGATAACAAAAGGATTGAATGAAAAAAAATCTCCAACAATGATTGCATCTGATTTATATTGGAATATTCAAAAAGAAGAAAAATTATCGAATAAATATAACGCAGAGGCATTGCGGCACAATTGGACACGAATAGCTCAAACTGAAACAGCGGCGGTTTATGAGGCCGGAGTGCTTGCGCCATACGAAGAGATCGCAATGGAGAGCCTTAAAGATGTAAGTAAAGCACAATATTTCATCTTCACGGGCGGAACATGCCCCTGGTGTCGGGCGCATCACGGAACGCTTGTTAGAATGGTCCCTACAAGTATTGTAGGAAATACTGGAAATGATAGTTTATCTGCAATGGGAATAAAAGACCCGAATACCGATATTGCGATATGGATTGGTAAGAATAATATAGGATTTCGTGAGACAAAAATTGTTCACGGATGGCGGGTTGCAACTCCCGCCCATCCGCATAATGTAGCTACGTTTGAACCAATAAACATTGAAAGCGAATATTATAATCCTAAAAGTGGACACGTCGAGGCGCGTCAAAAGAAATATAGGCATGTCCCTCAAATGACTGATTACACCTATCGGAGCAAAGAAGAACAAAAATCAAGAAAACCTGTTTTCATTGGGGAAAATTTAGTCAGATATCAAAATAATATTTATGAACGTGTTCCATCTTCCTCTTATGCCCGTAAAAAATCAGAATGGGATAAAGATGCTTCGTTACCAATACCAGTTGCTATAAATAGTACTCGCTATGATAAAATTTTTGGTGAAGCCGAAAGGAATAAATAATGGTATTTGATATTAATTCTGAATTGATTCTTGATTCTATAATGGCAGGATTAGAAACAGCCGGATCGGATATGGCAGAAGAAAAATTTAACAAAATTTGTAATGCAATTAATGAAGAATTACCGGGAGTTATCGCATTATTAACACAAGGGACCGCCGAAGATTGGAAATCTGAAGCAATAAATGCTGGAGGATGGGGAACGAAATATGCTCCTGCCGTTAAATATGAAATTTTAAACAATAAAGGAGAAATTTTTCTTGATGAATCGATAATTGATAAAGAAAGCGACAAACCAAATTTGATGTTCGCAATGATGATGGAAAAAGGAGTTAAATCATGGTCTATTAAAGACGCTTTAATGAAATCAGAAAAAGTAAAAATTGGAAAAGATGGAATAAAATATATTATTATTCCGTTTCCCGTTAGAACTCCAAGAAAAAATACAAGCATGAATGCAAAAAGTAGTTTCGGTGGTCGTGAAATGACAAATGAAATTCATGCAATTGTAAAAGGCGGAGGACGGATGCCTATTGGAACAACCTTAAATGTGAAAGGTAAAGAAATTGATATAGGTGGACTTACTCGATATAATACTCGTAAATATCATTCTCAATATGGATTTTTTAGATGCGTAACTGCGAATAGTACTGGGTGGCAATATCCCGATGTTCCTGCCGAACCGATATTTCCAAAAATATTAAATGAAATAAACAGACAAATTTCTGAAGTGTTAAGTGAATTTTGTAAAGAAATTGTAAAAGAATACAGTAAATAAATTATTCTGCCCAATGTCCTGTATTATATTTAGTTTTAGAATCTTGATTTGCATTATAAATATCATAAATTTTTTGTGAATCAATTGGACTTATTGATTCTTCTCCATGTATTTTATTTTCAGGATCATTAAAAATTTTAATATCTTTTCCGTCTATTAGTAGGGTTGCTGGATAATGCATTATTGATATTGGATCATACGGATATTTTTTATAATCATATAATGTTGGCTCAATTGGAATGAATTGAAATTTAAAGAGTAAACTATTTGGTATGTTTTCCCATATAATTAATGTAGATATATCCGGGCGTTGATGTTCATGCTCTAAGCCAAGAACATGCCCAAGTTCATGTTCTACATTATTCTTTAAAACTTCATTTAAAATAATTGTATTTTCATGATTAGAATTCATTCCATGATAACCAATACTCATACTAGTTGAGTTTAATTCTGCCGATATGTTGATTGAATTTTTTATAATATATAGTTTTTTTGTTTTTTTATCTTTTTTATTTTTTTCAATTGCTTTATCAATAAATTTTATTTTTCCGCAAGAAGCAATTTCCCAACTTAACATACTTAAATAGATAATACTGATTTCGTGTTCATTAAAACCTATAAGTTCAAATGGAATTCGACCATGCGGCCAACGATCTAATGGTTCAAGATCATTAATGCAGCCTGAAATACTAATTGAAAATATGATAATAATAAATATTTTTTTCATAAATAACCCTCTTTTTTTTATTGACAAGATCAATATATAATTGATCTTGTCAATTGTCAATCATTTTTATTATTTTTATCAATTTTTTTTAGTAATTGACAAAAAAAAACAATCATTTATATACTTATTTTAATATTTTTTGGAAATTGGTATAATAAAATAATGGAAAGAAGCGAAATAATTAAGCTTTCAAAAAAAAATATTCCTTATGAAAATCTTGAAAAAGCAAAAAAAATATTAGAAAAAGATTATGAAATATCATACGGAAATTATGAAAAATCTGAATTATTGAAAGCAATCCATTCAGGAAATCCATTTGTTGTTGAGGAACATTTAGTCATCGGATTTGAAGACGGAAAATTTATTGATTCTGAAGAAAGTAATTTTCCTATCGAAAAAATGGTAAAGGCCGTTATTATAGAAGACGTTAAAATAAATGAAGAAGATTATAATAAAACTTCAGGAAATATTCCTTTCGCTATTATCGGACGATCCGATTGGATCGAAATTGATAGCAATGGAAATACTTGTAAATTCAGTTTATCTCAATTTAATAATATTATTGGAAAACTTTGTTTGGGAGAAATTTTTTTACCCGCACATTCGGCAGTGTTCAATTTTCTTGTTCCATCAGAAGAATTTCAAAAGAAAAAAATTGTATCAATGCTTGTAGGAGCCAATATAAATATTTACAGTCAATCAAATTATATTGACAATTGTTTACATGAAATGGGACATCTTTTTTGGCGTACAGTTGTATTATCTGAAGAAAAAGAAAAATTTAAGGCATTATTTAAAATTGTTAGACCAACCGCTATATACGAATATGATTGGGAACGACACGATCCAGAAGAAATGTTTTGTACTATCTATAAATGGTATCTTAAAAGCATTTTAATTAATAAATCATTTTATAATATTCTTGAATATGAAGAGCCAAATGGTCTTGCATCACTTCAAAAAGTATTCGAACGTATTGCAAATGATAAAATGATAAACGATATATGGGAATCTAATAAAAATGACATATTCGAATACCTTAATCCAAGATACAATAAAGCAACAGGACAATTTTTGCGTAAAGCGGGAATGCTTGAAAAAATTCAAGATATTGAAATACCACGTAAAATTTTAAATAATAATATTATAAAAGTTGAAAATGGAATTCAATACATAAAATTTGAAAAGGCGATAATACCGGTTAATAAAAATAAAATTATTTTTTCTCCTCTTGAAAAAGCTACGCCTTATGCAAACAGAAAACAAATTTTTTTTGATATGGATGGAGTAGTTTGCAATTTTGCAAAAGAATATAAAAATACATTTTTACGTGATGCCTATCAAGACGACCCCTTTACCATACATCAGGCGGTAATAAGTGTTCCTTCTTTTTTTCGCAATCTTCAGGTAATTGAGAAGGGACGCGAATTATTTAATTTATTAAAAGATGATTATATTATTATATTTTTAACTACACCCTGTCCTGGTATGGATAATTGCAAACATGATAAAATTTATTGGATCAAAGAAAATTTTGGGGAGCAATATACTGTTATATTTTCTGATAATAAAGAAGAGTATGTAATAGATGAAACAAGTATATTAATAGACGATACTTCCGTGAATCTTGATTCGTGGACTGCGGCTGGCGGAACTGCCGTAAATTTCAATCAGCGAAACGATAAAATAATTGAAATAATTAAAAATATATTCTACGAAAAAAATGAAATTAAATCAGTAAAAAAACAACTTGAAGAAATGGAATTTGTGGAACCTACTGAAAAACAAAAAGAAAATGGAAATTATAAAAAAGGAAAAATAATTTATAAAAATATAAATATTTCTATAGAAAATCCCAAGGGAAGTTGGCGATTTGGATTAGCCAATGATGGCAAACCGTGGGCCTCAAAAATGAAAGCGCACTATGGTTATATAACCGGATCAGATGGCACAGACAATGAACCTATTGATTGTTATATCGGTCCTAAAATTGGCGCAAGTCGTGTATTCATAATAAATCAGGGTAGAAATAATATTTTTGATGAAGTCAAAATAATTTTGGGATGTGAAACTCTTGACGAAGCCAGAAAATTGTATCTTTCAAATTATCGACAAGGATGGGAAAAAAATATTCTATCAATTATTCCTACGAATACAAAAAAATTAAGAGAGTGGATAAAAAATGGCAATACTTACGAACCCTATTCTTGATTCAAATAAAAGTCTTTGTCAATCTTGTGTAAAAGTTTTTAATGTATGTAAGATTGATTTGAAATATGAACATGTAACAGAATGTATAATGTATCGAAAAGGGAAAGAACGAAGTAATTTATATTGCAAGATCATGAATATAATAGACGTTAGATACTGGAATTGCGATTGCTTTTATTGCGCTCCATACGGAAAAGTTATTTCTGCTGATTGTCGGAAACATGACTAAAGGATTTATATAATGGACTTTTCTAAACTTTCTTACTCTCCGCAACTATTACGTGATGCAATAGAAATTGAATTACAAAAAACTTTCGATTCAAAACAAGCTTCAATAACCGCCATAAAACGACTTCAATCTGATCCTGAATATTATTTTAAAAATTTTGGATTGGTTGAATTAAATAAGGCGATTGGTCCGAGACCTGGGCATAAATATATAAATAGAAAATCTGATGGAAAAGGTGGTATGACCAAAGCCTCCGGTTCCCCCCGCCCCGGCCACAAGTACATCAAACGCGTCCCTAAAAAATCCGGTAAAGGTTGGGATTATTTTTATTTTGATCCGAAAGGACACCAACAATCAAAAGCGTCTTGGATTGACATTATCGCTAATTTATTTGGGTTTAAAGAATCAAAAGAAGTAAATAAAAAAATTGCAGAAGATTATAAAGAACAACAACTTGATAAAAAATTCAATCTCACATGGGACGGTTGGAAACAGCATATTGATGAATATTTCAAAAATCAAGCCAAGTGGCAATTGGTATTCTCCGGTAAAAAAGAAACAGCAGAAAAAAAGCCTAGTGATGGCAAAAAGAAGAAAAAAACAACTCCGTCTACTGGCAACGAAGTAAAAAAATCAACTTTTAAAATCGGAGTAATGAAAATTATAAATGAGTTGTATGGAGGGAGTATTCAAAATAACAAACAGAAACAAAAAGGAACAGAAAAAGCACCCAACAATTTTGAATCAATGCCTGAAAAACAACCAGAACAAAAAAAAGAAGAATCAGAAATTAAAAATAAAAAAGATATAAAAATAGCAAAAATAATTACTGAAGTTACCCCTGAAACTCGCCTTGAGAAAGAACGTGAAATAATGGGTGCTGAACCTGTAAATGAAGAAAACATAAGTATTCCAATAGTTGATTTTAAACCTATTGAATCGAAAATTACAATTCCATTTTATAAAGGTGGTAATCCTTCAGAAGTTTCGGCATTGGATTATACCGCCGTTGCCTCAAAAGATATTTATTTAATTTCTGAAAAGAAAATAATGGATACGATAAAGCCTTCCTATATCCCGGTTGTGGATGAAAATTGGTTTAAATATAATGGGAATATTCTTTTATTTGTTAAACTTGAAGAAAATAAATATTTGATACAAACTTCAAGAGAACATATTCGCGGGACAAGTCAAGAAATACAAGGTGAGAATAATTATGCAATTGTAACGAGGGATGTACTCGCTGCAACACAAGATTATTGGCTTAAAATAATAAAAGAAAAAAGAAAAGAAGAAATAAATAAAAGAATAGAAAAAATAAAAAGTGAATCTCCCGGAAGATACGACGATGAATATTTGAGAAAAAGAATGAAAAGCCGCGTTATGGTAATGCCGGAAAACAAAATGTCATATGCTCAACAAAATTTCATGAATGACTTTAATGAAAAAAAAATAAATTATTCATTATCCATGTGGAATGAGTACAAAAAATTACGAGAAGATTTACGTCAAAAGACAGAAGATATGGAGATTCAACTTGAAGAATTTTATAACGCTCATGCAAAAGGAGAAGAAACTTCATACGGCGACAAAGGCACTAAAAACGACTTGCTTGAAAAATATGGAGTAAAAGTAAAACGTCAAAATGGTGCTGAAATAAAAAAAGAAGAAATAAAAGAAATTAAAAACGCTATTGATTTAGTTTATGAAATTTTTGGAGATAGATCATCAATGGCTAAAAACTTCGGATTAAAAATAAGTCATGCAGGTACAAAAATGATGCACGCTCGGAAAGCATGTGGTTTGTTTTTCCCATATTATCACGCAATAGGAATAACAGAATCAGGTGAAAAAGGAACAGGATTTATATTATCCCATGAATGGGGACATTTTATGGATTATTATATGGGAAACAAATCAAAAAGACATTACATTAGCGATGACCCCAATCATATTGCCGGTAAAATAGCTTATTTGTTTCGTAAAAATATGGAAAAACCTCAAAAATCGAAATATCAAAATAGAACGGCAGAGTGTTTTGCAAGAGCAATGGAGCAATATTGGGCTATAAAAAGTGGAAATGATGATATTTTAAAACAATGGAATGATAAAAAAAATCATCCTTCTGATGAAATTTTTAAAGAAAAAATAATGCCACTTATGGAGCAATTTTTTAAAGAAAATGAACAAATGTTAAAAGCATTTTTTAAAAAATTCAATCCTAAAACAAATCAATTTGAGTATAAAAAAATATGAATAAAATTATTGAATTTATAAAACAAAATAAATCAAAATTTAAAAAATTTGATCCACTTCAATTCGCAATGGGAATACAAATCGAGATGGAACATCACGAGGGACCAGAAGAGGCGGCTAAAATAGCCGCAGATCATTTAAAAGAAAATTCACGATACTATTTTGAGTTAAAAAGTGCTGGACTTATCGATGAAAATTTGAAATATACTACTGAAATAAAAGAAATTTTAATGAAAAAGGCGTATAATATGAAAATGATTGAATTGTACAGTGAAAACGGAAAAAAAATTTTTCTTAAAATAAATAACGATGAAATGGAAAAAGCCAGAGCAATGCCCATTGGAACAACCGCTACATGGGGAGACGGAAAGCAATATAAAAAAGTTAGCGATAAAGTTTGGGAACCTGTTTCAGGGCATGGAAATAAATCTTATGTCGAAGCCCCGAAGGGTGGGAAAGAAAAAGATGAAGGTCCGTTGACACCAAGCAAATTGCATGAAAAATTTAGAATTGCGATTGAAGGTATGAGTTCGGAACATCGTGCTATTTTTCGTGGTGGAAAACTGGATTTTGAACATAAAAAATTTGTTTCTAATGATGGTAAAATGGCACTTGAATACAAAGATGGGAAAATGAATATTGTAAAGAATGAGAAAATGGAAAAGGCTATTTCAGAAAGCATATATAAACATTCAAATAAATTGGGCGCGGGAGCTAAAAAAAGAAAAGGACTTTCCCCCAAAGATAAATTTGATGCCGTAATGCATGAATTCGGAAGAGGTACACTCCATTCAAGTGATGGAAAAATAGTAACAAATCGTGAACAAGCCATCGCTATCGCATATAGCGAAAGTGGTGAAAAGCATATGGAAGAAGACGACGAAGAAATATTACAAAAAGCATCTTTTGGGGAACGTCCAGGACATAAATATATTAAAAGATGGAAAGGAAAAGGCGGTGATTGGCTTTACGAATATCCTGATTCAAAAAAACATCATGGAGATGAAACAAATAAAGAATCAATTAAAGAAGAAGAAGACAAATTAGATGAAAAAGTAAAAAAAAAAGAAACAGAAAATATTCCAGAACAATTTAAAAACATAAAACCTTCAAAGATAGAATTAGAAATTATTTCACAAGGTAGAAAATATTTTAAAGTCGTAAATCCTGGTAAAACTTTTCAAATGGATTTATATATTAACGATTCAAGTAAGAATTTTAAACCTGGTGATAAAATTACAATCAATGCATTAAAACATAAAGAAGAAAATAAATATGGTGTAAAAATACAAATATATCCTATTTCTGATAATGAAATTGAAGAAATAAAAGAAAAATCAAACACAGAAATAAACAAAAAAGAACTAGACAGATGGATGGGATATGTAAGAGAAGCTGCAAACAAAGGATATATATATGACAAAGGGGTTGAAAGATTAAAACAATTAGGAATTAACAAAGTAGAAGAACTTTTAAAAGAATTAAAAGAAATTCATGTTAAAGTAAGAAATAAAAAAGATATTGAAAAAATAAATAATTATCTTGAATATATGAAAGAAGCCGCAGATAAGGGATATGTATATGAAAAAGGATTGCAAACATTAAAGATTTTAGGAATTGAAAATTATCCAGAAAAAAAAGAAAAATTAAATAAAATTTTAGATTCTATAAAAGAAAAAAAACAAGAACAAGAAAATAAAAACAAAGAAGAAGGACGAGGAAAATCTATATTTCCAGATTCAAAATCTCCACAATTGAATATTCCTATAAAAAGTGGAAATTCAATTATTGTGTATGAAAAACAAGGAAAATCATTTAAAATTGACGAAAATATGCCGTCTATATATTTTGAAACATTAGGCCATGAAGGTGAATGGGGATCGTACTATTATTATCGCAAAGCAACAGAAGATGAAATAAAACAATATAATGAAAAACAAGAAAAAATTAAAAAAGAAAATGAAATAAAAAATAATTTTAATCAAGCAAAAGAAAAAATTGAAAAATTAATTCAAGACAAAGGGGAATATTTTAAATCAGAACAACAAATAAATCTTAAAGGAACAGTATATTTTGATACAATGAATATTTATGGTGGAGGATCGTATTTATTAATTGATGACAATAAAGAATATATTTGGAATGTTGAAAATAATGGGATGGATGGAGATAATTGGTCAAAAAATAATATAAGAACAGGGGGGGCAGGGGCTATTGGATATAGAATAAAATTTGAAGGAGATGTAAAAGATTATTTTCAAAAATTATTGGATGCTAATGAATTATTGAAATCATCAGATATTTTACAAAAAGCTATCTATAATAAAATACAAAAGGCCGATAGGCCGGGTCCGCACAAGTACATAAAAGACGAAGAAATATTACAAAAAGCATATTTTGGGGAACATCCAGGACATAAATATATTAAAAGATGGAAAGGAAGAGGCGGTGATTGGCTTTACGAATATCCTGATTCAAAAAAACATCATGGAGATGAAACAAATAAAGAATCAATTGTGGAATTCCCATCCAAAAGAGTAGAATCTGCATATAGTAGCGTTCATTTGTCTCCATCAAATACAGCAAAAGTGGAAAAGAAATATTTTGAAGATGTAACTAAGGAAATTAAAGAAAATATAAAAAAATATATTCCTGATATTGATGAAACAAAGCTTGAAGGAATAATAGAAAATTTTCAAAAAGAATATTTATCTGAAAGAGAAAAAATATGGAAATCTGCATCTTCAATGTTTTCTTCGGCAGTAGCCGGTAGAAGTAATTTTAACAAAAAGCAGGCGGATTTCAGGGGAAGGGGGCTTGATCGGTCTCAGGATAATTTTGATTTATGGATAAAGGAAAAAACAAATGATATCGAATCATTGCTTGGAATTGACAAAATCAAAAAAGAAGAAAATAAGAAAAAAGAAGAATCAACTCTTAATAAAAAAGAAAAAATAAAAGAAGCCAAAGTCGAATATTGGAATAAATTGAAAGTAGGTGATGAAATACCACTCGGAAATCCGAACGGCAATCCCCGAATAGCTAAAAAAAGTGAATTTTCAGTCACAAGTTCCTCTGGTGTAAAATATTCCATGAAAGAATTGCTTGGGTTAGATCATTCGGAAGCAAGAGAAATAATGTCAAAAAAACAACCAGACAAAAGCGAAATTACGTTACATAAGAATAAAAAAATAGCATTAAGTAAATTAAATCCGAAAATAGAAGAATTTAAAAATCATATAAATTCTGTTGGCCGTAACGCTTCCAATACAAATCAATATGCGTTAATTTCTAGTGTTGATGGAAATACCGGAGAGGTTAAATTTTCAATTAAACATATTCCGTCAAAAACAATTGTTTCTAATTTCGAAGGAACAATAAGTAATGCCGATGATTTTGATGCCATAAAAGAAAAAATGTCAAAAGAATTGGATAAACATAATAACGAAGAAAAGAAATCCCCTCTCAAAAAGTCAATTTTTAATTTAATAAAACCAAATGAATTAATAAGAAAAAATGGAACTTCTCAACAAAAAATGTACAAAGCCGCTTACTTACTTTTCTCCGAACTCCAAAAAGCCAAAAAAGCAGAAGTCGGTGCGGTGCATACATATTCCGATGGCAGCAAATGGCGAAAAGTCGGTCCGGGAAAATGGGAACCGGTAAAAGAAGGAAAGAAACCAAAATCTAATAAAAACACAGATGAAAAGAAAACAGACAAAAAAAAACCGGATCAACAAAAAAAATCTGATTCTAGCGGAAAACGTGGAATAATGAGGGATGCCTTAAAAAAAGTAGCTGACATTCTAGCGAATGCACTGTCAGCAAAAGAGACTGTTCCCGTAACCGGAGAAGCGATTGAAAAGACAGGCGAATCCCTATCCGAAAAGAAAAAAGAAAATATTAAAAATAAAAATATCTCTAATCCCACAAGGGAAAAAGATAACTCTAAAAAGGACAAATAATAATGAAAGAAATTTTAATAGAAAATGGAATCAAACACAAATGTCCCAATTGTAATACAGTATTATCAATCGAAAATGAAAAAGAAATTCTTTATCGAAAAATAACCCTTTTACATCGAAACAAAATAACTGGAAAAGAAGAAATGAAATGCCGCCAGTGCCGAACAATGATTTCAAATAATTGTTGACAACAGATAATCTATAGTTTATATTGCGATAATAAAATAAAATAATCCTACCTATTAAGGAAAACATGTTGAACAAATGATACGGAACGAAACATGCTTTTCCAGATTAATGGATTTTCTATATCAACATTAAATAAAGCAAGTAATGATAAAATCATTACTGTTGATATTGTGGCAAATCACTTGACGCCTGATTCTGACGATGAATTGGTCCTAAAAGAAGCATTCAACAAAGAAACTGTTAAAAATTTTCTTGATATTGGAGTTGTTGAATTTTGGCACGAAAGTAAGAACCCAATTCTTACCAAAGAAGAAAAAAATTCAAATCTTCTTGGAAAACCTATCGCTTTTCGTTGGCAAGACGGAAAGCCAGTCGTTACAGCCCAATTAACCAAAAGTCACCCCATCGTTCAAACCATGCTTCCTCATTTAGAGGCGGAGCAACCTGTTTATAGTGCGAGTATTGGCGGGAGCAAAATGGTGCTTGAAGTCGCAGACAGTCTCGGTAAAAAACATAAAGTTATTCCTAAAATAAAATGGGACCATCTTGCAATCGCGCCTGCAAATTCCGTTATAAACCGTGAACCCGGAATGAATGTTCGTCTTTTACAAAAAGCAAATGATATTCTTTGTGAATTTGACGACCTCAATATTTTTTCTCGCAATAGTTCAATAATCGAACACGAAGAAGTTTTAACGAAAGCACTTATGGCTCCTTCAAATGTTTCAGATATGTATAATGGTTCGAGTGGTGGCGTCATAACGAAACAAGACATTGAAAAAAAACCAGTTAAACTTTTATTTGATGAAAACGAAGGTCTTGATTTAATACATACTATTATTGGAATAAAAAATAAAAAAATTCCGTTACGGAAAGCTGAATATCTAAAACATTTTGAAAAGAAAAACAAAAAAGAATTTGGTAATAAATCATTTATGTTGATTGATAAATTTATAAAGATGAATAGAAGCATTAACTAAGTAAAAAATTTGAAATAAATATTAAAACTATTTATTAACAAATATTTTTAAATTTAACAAGGAGCAATCGTAACATGTTAACAAAAGATGAACTGTTACAAAAAGGAATTTCCCCGGAAGTAGCGGATGAAATAGTCGCTTCTTTTGAGGATAGTGACGATAATTCCCTCCAAGCTCTTGAAAAGGCTATTAACGGTGAACAAATGGATTCGCTATTTAAAGCCAAGGAGGGGAAAGACGCCAATGAATCAAATGAAAAAGAAGAGGAAGAAGACGAAGACGAAGGAAAAAAAGGGTATAGCGAAGAGTACATGAAAAAGCACATGAAACGCTATATGAAAGAAAACAAGGCGACTTGCGGAAAAATGATGAAAGAAGTTGATGAAACAAAAGAAGAAATGAAAAAAGCCGCCGACGACATTGATCCAGACGCCGATGGGTCGATTGTTGAAATGGTCGATCTTAAGCCGTATCTGGAAACACAAAATGAATTTGCTGAAACGATGGCAAAAGCTATTAAAATGTTATCTAGTCGAATTGAAACCGTTGCGGCCCTTCATGAACAATCTTATGATTTAATGCAAAAGGCCGCAAAAGTTCAGGTTGAACAGGCAAAATGTCTCGGTGATTTTATGTCTACTCCGCAAGGGCGGAAAGGCATTGTTGCTCCGATGGCAAAGGCTGGTGTTATTCAAATTGCACCTGAAGCGCGGAAAGCCGTATATGAAGTGCTTATGAAAGCGACACAGTCAGGAAACAAAGATGCTGGCCTGGTCATTTCGGCGTTTGAGGCTCACGGACAGGATGTAAACAAACTTAACCCCGCACAAAAGAAATTTGTAGCCGATCTGCTTCAGAAGGAGGCGAAGTAATATGAACGAACAAGAAATTCTCTCATTGGCTGATACCGAAATGGGGATCAGCTCGGCGCAACAACTGGAACAATTGGCAAAAGCCTTACTTGCTCCGGGTAGCGTCGATGATATGTACAATACGGCAGGGGGGTCACTGACCAAACAGTCCCTTGAAGGGATGCTTGCAGACCTAACCTTGAACGCCACGGATTTTACGCTGTGGCAAGACATTAACAAAATTAAAGCCTTTTCGACGGTCGAAGAATACGATCAGCAAATCGGACTTGGTATCAATGATGGCGGTTTCGTGGGTCAGATTGAAAACCCGGAATTTCGCGATCCTGATATCCTGAAACAAATTGCTGTCGTTAAATTTATGTCTGAAGGATGGACGGTGGGCGACGTTGCTGAAGCAACTCAGACGATAATCGATGAACGTACACGGTCCCAAAGGGCTGCAATGAACAGACTTCTTAGAAATCTTGATATCGCACTTTATGCTGGAAATAGCACATGGATACCAAAATCGATTGATGGACTATCAAAAACGATATCCGGACAATCTTCGGACCAAATACAGGACATGAGAGGCGCAAGTGTTTCCATGAATACGTTTAACCTCATGGGCCAACTTATTACTGAAGCCAATGGTCATGTTGATAATTGCCGTTTGTATGTTTCTCCTTCTGGCGTCCAGAACCTATCAACGATTATTGAAAGTCAAGCTGCATCAAGTGGCGATCGTAAAATCGTTGAAATGGGTAAAAATGGTATTACCATTGGTGGAAAAATATCCGGGATTATGACTAACTATGGCCTCATGATACCTCGGATGGATAAACTTCTGGGAATGGCGTATGAGGCAAAAGTTGTTCCACAGTATTTTCAGAATACAACCTCAACATGGATTGAAGGTGCAACATCCGATAAGGCACCCTCTGTTCCGTCCATTGCCCTTACCAATCAGGCTGGCACTTCGGGGTCTGTATTTGCATCGGCAACTGTACGACCTTCTGGAGTCAAATATAATTATCGCGTTGTGGCTCGAAATGCGTATGGCCGGTCAATCGCTTGCGCGGCAGTTGAATCAACGAGCGTTGTTGCGGCGGCAGGATCAATTCTCATAACGATTACGCCAAACCCGGCTGATTCAGGATCGAAACTTCCATCTTGTTTTGAAATTTATTCTGAAAAAGTCGGTGGAAGCGGCACTTTTCGGTATCTTGATACCGTAGCGGCGGCGACAAACCCGCTTGCGGCGGTTACTTATACCGATAAAAACTCGTACATTCCCGGAACGGCGCGTATGTTCATCGTTGACCAAACGACCGCAGGGGAACAACGAGTAATGGCGTTCAGCCAATTGCTCCCGATTCACAATACCGATTTGGCCAAAGTAGGCCGGTTCAGCCAGGGTCTTATAAACCTGTATGGTGTTCCGAAATACTATAAACCGAATGTACTTGTAGAAATCAGGAACATTGGTATCGATTCGACGAACGTGAACCGTTACAACATGATATAAGGATTATAACATGTCAGTTTATAGAACCAAAAACAATAGACCTTTGAGCGGGTACACTCCCGCTCAAAGGGCCAGTGGTCAAGTTATTTTATACGGAACCGATCCAACAGTATCATGTCCTAAGGGGATATTTTATCTTGAATTGCTTCGCGTAGATGATACTGGTGCCGGTATTACGTTGAAAGATGGCGATGGTGTTACAATGGCTACGGGAGTTCTTTCTTTCGAACAGGATCAAAGCCCAATTCGTTGTGATAATGGTATAACCCTCACGGGGTCCGTCATTATCGCCAAAGGTTTTATTGTTGAGGCGGCTCTATGAACTTAACACTTAACGAGCGTGAGAATTTTAAATTCATACTGCCGGTTCAATCCGATATTAAATCAATTGAATTGGTAGTAAGAATACTCGACAAAATCAAGTTTGATGAAAAAGAAAATCAGGAAATAAATTTTGATGAAGATGAAATACTCTTTTTAAAAGATACAATTAATTATCTTGATAAAACTAAAAAAATTTTTCTACAATCTTTTTCATTAGTACAAAAAATATTAAGGAGTTAGGAATATGACTATTCATCAAAGTGCATATGGTGAATCTCAAGGTAATCCAAACCTTGAAGTTCTTCAATATCTTAAAGACAATTGGGGCGCGGCAGAAATTTCTGCTGCTATTCGTGTGGCAAAAGCATCTGTGGTCCCATCCGGCGGGAATATTACGGTTGATATTCCTGTGGGTGCCGAAATCATTGATGCCGTTGTTCAGTGTACCGCGTCAAATGGAAGCGGATCAATAACGCTGAAAACCGATGCTAGTTCTCCGGTAACAATCAGTGATGCAATTGCGTGTGTTACACTCGATAATGTTGCACGTATGGGAACTATAGATCAAACGTATAAAATCGTTTCGGCCGATGGCGTGATTGCGGTACCGAATGGTGACGATGATTCTGGCGACATTTATGTGACTTACAAAAAATAATCGCCATGCCTGAAGTACGGACTGGTTTTGCATTCAACAATCCAGACATTAGCAATAACTATTTAGCCCCCGGTTGGGGGCTATTAGTTACGGCTGATGAATTGAGATACAACCAATTATTCGGAAACCCGCTTATTGCGGTTGCTGATAGCATGGCTATTACTGACGATCAATTAAATGATTATGTTCGGGTGGCTATACGATATATGGAAGTTGAATTGAATATCGATATACTTCCACGTAGAATTCGATATAATGACCAGATTGACGAAAATGGGAATAAAATAGACAGGGAATTAGATGATTCTGATTTTACATCCAGAATGACGCGAAAACAATTATCAGAATTATATATCCGTGAACCGGGATATCCATACCGCGTAATTGCGGCTCGTCTTGAATGTCGTTTGAAATTACGGCGCAGACCTGTTCGTGATCTTCTGACCGCAAAATTCATTGATCCTTATTATGGAAATGTAATTGTCGATCTAATGCCGTATCGATATGTAAAAGATGGATTTATGGGGGTTTGCTATTTTCGGCCCCGTTATCTGTCTGCACGGTCAAATACATATCAATATATATGGCAAAACTATTTGTTTTCACCTTATAATAATGACCGTCAGAATATTTTTCTTATTGACTATGAAACCGGGTATACTAATTGCCAAGACGTTCCCGATGAATTCAGAAACATTATTGAAAAACTGGCGACATTAACGCTCCTAAATATCTACGGTGATGGAAAACTAGCCGCAGTATCTAGTAAATCGGTAAGTCTTAATTCGGTTTCTGAAAGTCTCAGCACCACCCTGTCCGCTGAAAATGCTGCTTTCGGTGCACGTATTCGCATATATAAAGAAGAGATTAAAACATGGTTTGCTCAAAATAGAGCAAAATACAGTCGCACTTTAATAGGTAATTTGGGTCAATAACAATGATTACACAACATTTAAGACAGGGAAAAAATGAAATTAAAATTGAATCTGCCGAAAGTCTTGATGATGCTAAAAAATATAATTTTCAGGCCGGGGAGTATTCGCGTTATTATATTAATAACAAAAGGGTTGAAAATTATCATGCCATGATTCAATTTATTGTAGAAGAAACGAGAAAAAATAAAGAAAAATTTGTTTACGATGATAAAGAACTTATTAAAATTCGCAATGAAATGATTCAAAACCAGAACAAAGAAAGAAGAAAACAACTTTCAGAACTAAAACAATATTATCAAAAATCTGGAGTATCCCTTGAAATTTTGAAATTCATGGACGACGCAATAAATAAAATTGACGTGTCGGGTGTTAGGATAAATGAGTAAATTTATAAAAAAATTACTTAATTTCATATTAACAAGAAAATTAAGACGTAATTCGAAACTTTTAGGATGCCGAAGATAAATGGGAGTTTTCAGGAATACCGGTCAAAACAACGCACTTGTTATTTATGGCGAACCAAAAGATTTTGCGAAGTTAATTCAAAATCACGGACAGTTATGTAAAATTAAACAGGCGATGTTTTGCCCATGCGTTCCTGAAAACAGCGGTTCTCCAAAAATTCATTGCCCGATTTGTCATGGTGACGGATATGTCTATACATATCAACGTCGATTTTTGATTGCAGATGAATTTAGTTTGTGCAATGATTCTGTTACAGAAATTTATCCATACTACATACCTATCGTTGAAGTCACAAAGGTCGAGCGGGTAATTGCGCCAATTCAAGGCGGCATACAAGAGCTGCCAATTACCGGATTTAATGATACTACAATTTTTGTTGACAATTCAACAATAAAAGCGAAAAGATATGAGCAATTGCGAGTTACATATTTTTTTGATGGCTGGACAAAAATTGAAGGTGATGTTCTTGAAGTTGATGCCGTAAATGGATTAATGCGCCCTACTCAAACATTTTTTAATGCCGAATATCAAAGTAGTAATCCGCTTCGTGCCGAAGCCGATATTGTTCAAATTTTACGATTATATAATTTTGTTACAAATCAAGATATTACAGATTTTACTCTTGATGGAAATACAATTCATTCAAGCAATCCAAATGTAATTGTAGGCCAGGTAAAAGCCGATTATTATTATGCTGATTTAACTCAAATTATTACCGCTGACTTAAAAACAAAAGATGATTTAGAGACATGGACAAACGATCTTGAAAGCGGTGTAATTAGGATGGCCGTATATCCGTGGTTTAACATAGCAAAAGGTGATATTATTGTTATCGCCGCCGATACACAATCAAAGACAGAAATGTTACCTCATAAAGGTGAACTTGATTTATTATATCAAATAGAAGTTTTTGAATTAAACGATGTTATTCTTGATACAGACGGTAAAAAATATTTTCGAGAAATTGATTATACTCTACAAGGACATAGATATATAAAATGGCTTACCGATAATCAACCACGAGTAGGAGCCACGATGTCTGTCAAATATGGGTATAAACCCGCGTTCATAATATTCGAAGAAAATCCAGAACCCAACAACTTAGAAAATCGCCGCTATCCAAAAATAATTTATGCAAAAAGCTGGACGAAAACAAAAAAATCAGATTTAATAAAATTATATGGGTTGACAAGTTAAAAATTTTATTATTTAATATTGAGCCTAAAAAAGAATTAATATCATGCCAACTATAATATCCAAATATTCCGATTATGCAATAAATTCAATCGATTATTTTAGAACTAAAATAGCGGATGAATTAATATTGAGAGATTTGCCCGGACTGACAGATGGAAGAATTGATATTATAAATGTTTCGAAACAACATCCTATTGTAACAATGATGATAAATAAATTGGCGGGACGTGATGAGACGGAACGGTCTGGAATAGTCCCGGCAATTAGCGTTACGCCTTCAAATCCCACTAATGAAGGTTTTACGTTGGGACAGGGATTTAAGCCAGAAGTCGTTAATGATGCTTTTATTGCAATATTGCAAACTTTCGCTGGAATGACTGACGAAAATATTCAAAAAGAATTGCTTATTACAAAAACTCAAATTGGAACAATTATTGCGGCATATAGAAAATTAGGCGCAGGAAATGTATTGGTGCAAGTTCACGAATGGAGAAAAAATGAAGAAATAAATATAAGTGTGTGGTCTGAAACACCTGATATGGACATTTTACTTGGAAATCTTATTGATAGCATTATGGCGGACATTGAAACGGGATTCGCTGGAGACAACTCCAAAATAAAAAAAATGCAATACAATGTAGTTAAAGGACTTGTCAATTTTAATTTTGGACGCGTATTATTTGGAACAGAATATTCATTAACGTTTCTTAATACCTACAATAATTATACTATATATGGTGATGCAAAAATTAACGATCATGAATTTGACGGAACTTTTGAAATTCCTAATTAATAATATCCTTGACATTTATAAACGTATATAGTAATTATACTATATATAATGATGCAAAGGTAATAATCTTAATGGCAAAACAACAAAAAATAACTATTCTGGAAGAATTGAAATATTCATTAACTGAATATCTTAGTCAATTTTCAACAAAAAGAAATATTGATAAAGTTATTATTGGTTGGTATCAAAAAATAGACTGTCTAAATCCCAAAAAAACTAAAAATAATTGGGATGAATTAATTAAGAAATTTTATTCAGAGGTCGATAAATAAATTTTTCCCCAAACGTCCTCCCATACGCCATAATATAATCCGGCATAGAGGCATAACATTCTAACGCGGAGTAATTATTATGGCACAGTTTTACGATTTCGCCGGTCAAAAAATCATTCTTCCTGGTGCATATACACAGAGATTATTTCCGCAAGACCAAGGTGCGGGAGCAGTTACGGGCCTTGCGGTTATTCTTGGAGAGGCCGCACGGGGCGGTATACCGTATAATGCTTATACTGATGTTGAGGACGTTATAAATGTTGTTGAAGGACAGGCGCAAGCCCTTGAAATTTTTGGCGGCGGAGATGTTTATTATGGAGCCGAATTTTTCTTAACTCCAACAAAAGACGCTAGATTCAACAAACCTTCTCAGGCAAATTGTATTGTCGTAAATCAAATGACGCAGGCGGAAACAGAACTTGATGCAAGTGCGTCACCGATAATTGATCTTGCATGGAAAAAATTCGGTGTCGATGGAAATACAGCGGCGATAAAGGTATCAACTGGATCAAATACCGGAAAACTTATTCAGCTACTTTATAAAGGTCTTGAAGTTCTGAATAAAGACGATGTAAATCTTGATTTGATGTCAATTCGATATACCGGTGCAGTATCCGGGACAATGACCATTACTGGAACAAAATTGACAACAACATGTTCTGATAGTTCAGATAATCTCGATATTACTTTTGCTGATTTTTCAGACTTAGGGAGTCTGATAAATTTTATAAATAATCAACCGAATTATACGTGCTTGCTTACCGGACACAGCGATGAATTGACTACTGTTTTTGATGCGGTAACAACACAAGATATTCAAACGGCAGATTATAATTGTGTGGGAATTGTCGAATCAATAATAAGAGTTCTTAACGCAACGGGATACGTTGATGCGGTTCTTCATACCGCTGCTGCGCGAACTATTCCTGATAATTTATCTGCTTTTCAATATTTTACTGGCGGGAGTGTGAGTGCAGCGACAACTGCCGATTGGACTGCCGCACTTGTAAAACTTGAACAATATGGTATAAACAATATCGTCGCTATGACGGGAAGTTCTACGATTCATGCTCTTGTCCAAGATCATGTTGAACGAATGAACGCGGTACTTATTAAAATGTATCGTCAGGCTGGATTTGGGGCCGGAAGTTCGACAATTACAAAATCGACTAGAATTGCTGAAATGAAATCTCTTAATTCGGCATACATAGAATATTGTGTAAGTTCCTTTAAACGATATGATTATGTAAATAGGGAAGTTCCAACAGATGATTTTTATCCGTATTACATGTATGCCCTTATCTCTGGATTCAGATATGCAAATAATGTCGGGATGGACATAGTTTTTAAATATCTTAACATTCTTTCCACTCCTGATATTTCGAAACAGGATCAGATTGACTATGCGGCGGCAGGAGCAACATTTGTACAAAAAACAGTCAATGTAAACAATGTAAGCAATTTCGAAATTAAATGCAATAACACGACTTATCAGGGATCGCAAGTCACTCGGACGAACCCATCATGCGTATATGAAATTAATGTTCTTACAAAAGATTACGAAGAACAAATAATTGAAAAAATACGCGGATTAACTGATGTTGCGAATTCGGTTGTTATTGCAACAATTCAGAACTGGATTACAACGTATCTATTTCCGTATTACAGAGATACAAAAAAATGGATTACCGATGGGCCAAATGGACAAAAAGCTTTTGCAAATGTTTCGTTTACTCAATCAGGAGAACAGTTTATCACAACGGCGACATTGACAATGAGTGTTACGCCGCGATTTTCGTTCAATCTTTTCACATTTATCGTACCCGGACAACAGGTTTAAGGAGGAATTGTCATGAGTTTCAGAACAGCAGGAACACCAGAAGGTCCGGTAGGATCGGGGATAGATTGTTTTTTGATGCAAGACAATACGATACTCGCATATAGCACGGATTTGAAGGCCGATGAAGACTATATGCTTGAAGGAATTCAAACATTGGGCTTTTACGGTTTTCGGGATTTTTTAAGTCTCGGATATAAATGCGATTTAACAATGGGTACATTCCTTTTACGTGGTGCCGATATCGCGGGAAGCGTTTCAATGCCAGGTTGGCAATCGGACGGAAACAACAATATAAACAGCGCGGGAATGTATACTTTTACTGGACTTGATGTTCATACTCTCATTGTTTTATTTACACTTATTCAGGTGAAATATGGCGGCGGTGATTTAAAAGTAGCTCAAGGCGCGTTAATGGACCGACAAACGAGATGGAAAGCACGAATGCTCCTTCCCGGATTAATGACAAGTTAAAAATAAACAGGGGAATATTATAATATTCCCTTTAAAATAATCAATAAGATAAAAAAGGTGAAAAATGAATCTTTTAAATCTCGACGACGAAAAATACAAAACAGTATCGGTTCAAGGATTTAATTTTAAAATAAAATTTATTTCTCCGCTTGATCGGGTTAAAATAACACAACGAAGAATGAATTTGCAAGACGGTAAATCCGTTGAAGCATTAACACGCGATGAATTTTATTATTTCGAGAATATTGGTATAGTTGACGTTTGTACAGATGAATTGCCAAAAGACTTTCCATATAATAAAAATGACAGTTGTTTGAAATGGGATGATATAACCCTTATAAACGAACTTGCCGAAAAAATACGAAAACACACTTCCGACATAGAGGAGGCTTTAAAAAAAAATAAACCTGTTTGAAGAATCAGACGATCCACAATATTTTGTTGATGGATTTTTGATAAAACATTTTAAAATATTTCCGATAGGGATAGACCAGAATAATTTATTTGACGAACAAAAAATATTTTTAATTTATTTAATGGGTAAAATTCCATCTTTTGACGATTGGACGGTTCAAACAGAATATAAAACAAAATTATTTGAAATAAAAAAACAAACTACTATAGCGTTATCTCAATCTGATCTTGATATATCTAAAATTCAGGGTCGGAATATAGAAGAATTAAAAAAAGAAAGACTAAAAGAAGAAAAAGAAAGAAAAATAAAAGAATTAAATAAATTATTCGGAATAAAAGAAGAAAAAGCAATTCCACCCCGTCCCGAAGGAATGTCCGAAATTGATATTAATAAGAAACAAGCACAACAAAAAAAAGTATGGGATATGCTCCAGGGGAAAGGACTGATTAAAAATGGCGAATGATTATAAAATAAAATTCGAATATGCTGGAATAGGAAAAGCTTCCACCGCGACACGTCAAAAGGTGTTACAATCTCAAAAATCAATAAAATCATCAGGATCATTTTCTGATATTTTCTCAAATGAAATGATGAATTCAATTAAAGTATTGAATTCCTCTATTCAAAGTCTTGTGAATTCTAATAAAAATTTAGAAGAATCCATTAAGGGAGGTATGGGAGGGGGGCGGACCGGTCCCCACTTGCCGGGTTCGGGGGGAGGCGAAGATGTTGGCGGAGGAAGTGGAATAAGTAAAATTGGTGCAGGGGTAGGTCTTGGAATAGGCGGATTAATTGCCGCATTAGGATTTGCTACGCAAAAAATAAATCAAATTGGAAATGCTTATATTGAAAAAACAAGCGAACAATTAGGAAATGTTGGTCTTACTGGATTCCAAAGATCGGCAGGTAAAATTTTTGGAGCAACTGAAGTTGGGCGCGGGATGAAATCATATGCCACATCTACCGGAGAATTCCAAAAAGGAAGAACTCCGAATAAAGCTGCAATGGATTTATCAACTATTTATGGAACTTCTTTAGAGGAAACGATGGGGCAAGCAGGTGTATTTAAACGTGCTGGTGGAAATTATGCACAAACAATAAATCAGGGGATGGGTGCTGGAATACAATCCGAAATGCCAATGTTCATGACCGGATTATCAAATATATTAGAAGAGGCGATTAGGGATGGAGTCAATGCATCTGATATGGCGAAAAATATTGGGAAAGAAATTTCTGCAATTGCAATGCGAACGCCGGGAAAAAGTGTTGGAGCAGCATTTGAAATAATAAATAAATTTAAATCTGTTAAAGAGCCACTTGAACGCGGAAAAATGGGAGAAAGTTTAGAGGGAATGTATGCCGCGCAAGCGTCGAAAGATATTTTAACTCAAAAATTAACCGGATCAGGAAAAGAAAAATATATTGCTGAACTTAAAAAAACGGGATACATAGACGAAGATCAAGAAAAAAAATTAATGCAATTAAAAACAGGGGCGGGATATGAAGATATACAAAAATCAATAGGAACCAATGCCGCGCATACACTATTCAAAAAAACTACTGCCGAAACTGCTCCCGAAGAATTACAAATGGCAATGATAAAAAAAATTCAAACTCAATACGGAGCTGGGGCAAAAGGATTTCAACAATATAGCACAATAAATGATTATATGGGAGGATCATTGAAACAATCGCAATTAAGTACATTGTGGCAAACCGCACAAGAAAAAAAAGGAGATTTAACAACAAAGGGAGCGGCAATTAGAGGAATAAAAACAGCGGAGGTTGTAGGATCAGAGGCGGGAACGGGCGCACAACGACAAATCGCCAGAGAAAATCTTATGTTTAAATATGGTGATAAATTCGCAGAAACAACAATGAAAATGGAAAAAGTATTATTAAAAATGGCGGATGGGGCTGCTCCACTTGCGGTTAAGGGAGTAGTACTTATGGGCAAAGCTGCTGAAAACGCAGGAGCCGCACTTGATTATTTAACAAATGCAATTAAAAAATCATCATCTGGCGGAAAAATGAATTTTTGGAAACTTATAACCGAAAATTAAATGGAATCATTATTTTCTCAGAATACATTAACGTATCAAAAAAAGATTATATTTACTGCTGGCGTTGAGGCCGGTCTTGAATATGCCAATCCTACCGATACATTTGTTCCACGAATACAATTGTTATTCAGTCCTTTTGGATTGCCATTTGTTCCTATAGAAATTTTAGGAACGGATGTCAATAAAATAATTTCAAATTTCATATGGACAAAAGATCGAGACAATCCGGCCGGGATATTGACATTTGAAATTACTCCCGATGCGATGGTAATTCAATCTATTGTCAATATGATAAATAAATTTTCTGGTAATATTTATTCGAAAATTTGGGGAGATTTAGGCGTTGATCTTGAAGATTTATTTAAACCATTTACTTTATGCCAATTATGGATTAATGGGTATCACGTTACAATGGGAACGGTCCGTTCGTGTATCAGAAATTCTAGCATATCTAATGACAGCAAGGAAGTAAGTTATTCCATTATCGTTGATGAATTAGGTAATTTATATAACAGAAATACACTATCATTAGATACTATAACCGCTGATAGTATGCAGACAAATATTGCAGATGCGTTAAAATCCGCAATGGCCTCTGTCGCTGTAACACAAGGCGTTCCGCTTTCGACAGCAATTTTATCAATAATAAATGCATTTACATTAACATCATTAAGTAATTCAATTACTTGTAGTGACGGTTTTCCTCTAACATTTAGATTGTTAGCGACACCAAGTCCTGTTGGAGCAATAGCAAATTTTTCTTTTGCCATGAATATGTTTGCGGATGTACAAATGTTTATGATGCATTCTAAAGGCGGAGGACTTCAATCTCTTTGGTCGTTCCTGAAAAATTTAATTCCGAATCCGTGGATGGAATTTTACACAGAATCTGGCGGACGAACGATGGTTACAGAACCATTTGGTGTACCGGGATTTCTGTTCCCCGGATTTAATTATGTCGTTGCTCGATCCGCCCCTTATAGCAACCCACTTTTAGGAATTGTAAATCCGGCATGTATAATGGAAACATTGCCATACGATTTAACGTCAATTGCAATGTTGCTGGGGGGTGATTTTATAATCATTACCGATGACATGATATTGGAAAAAAGTCTCGGACAAGATAGCATTAATCAATGTACTGTTTTTCATACTCGATATGAATCAAAGGCCGCTGGCGGATCGATGATGGACGTTACCGACAAAGGTATCCCGTCTATAGGTCCGCTTAATCCATTTGCAAGTGGTGGAATCGGTACGTTCGGAATAGTCGAAATGTTTCAATCAATTGATCCGGCAAATTCTTTACTTATGGGTTCCACTTCCGGGAGTATGGGGCGTATCGCTAAAAATAAAATTGGAATACCGCTTCAACTGATGTCAAAATCATCTCTTAGTAATTTATTGGCAACATGGTTTAGGAATCAATCTCGTTTTCGGGAGGGCATGGTAACATGTAAGGGTATACCATACGCACGGCCAGGAATGTATTGTTTATACCTTCCATCATTATCAGGTAAAAAACCCGAAAACTTGCGAGATATCGGAATATATTATATAAATTCATTATCTCATAATTATGCTTTAAATGAAGAATCAATAAATTTTACTACAACATTAAATTTAATTCGCGGTGTTCCAATGCCAACAAGTGTAGCGCAGACTGCATTATTGCTTTTTGATTTTGAAATTTTACCACCGATATCTGGAAAAATGGATGGTGAATTTGCCGTACTTCGGGCTGTCCGTGAAGCTTTAAAAATGGTATGATAAAATGAGACAAGGAAGAATAACCCGAAATCTTGGAAAAGATACTCATGTTAGAAATCAATATGAAAATATTTTTCGTGATCTTAATCATGAATGTTTTCAAATTGTAATGGGAGAAATAAAATCAACATTACCCGAACCGTTGCATCAACAAACTTTAGTAAATATTAAATTTTCGAGAGGAGGCGAAGTAACAAATGTCGCATATCCCGGAGCGTTCATTGATCCGGTAAGTGGTAATTTGCATGGATTGTATGAAGGTCCGATAGCAAATCAAATGGTAGCAGTCGCATTTGAAAATGGTAATATGAATAATCCGTTTGTTGTGCAGCGTTTTCCGTATCAAGGTGTAGGAAATACATCACATGAGTCAAAATATATGACACCTCTTCAAAATCTTGAATTTCATCCTGAAGATATTATTTTAGGGCATCAATCAGGATCATATTTAGTTTTTAGTACTGGAAAAAGTCCATCGACAAAAACACCGGGTACATTTTATTTATATACAATTGCTGATTTCGAAATTGATATTGATACTGATTTAAAAATAACTGCACAACAAAAAGGGACAATTGAAACAATATCCGATTTTGAGCTCAAAAGTCAGGCAAAATTTACTATTACTGCAACAGATGAAATAAAATTTGATGGAAGCGCAAAAGTAATTATCAATTCAACGGATAATACAGAAATAACAAGTCAGGCCGATGTCAAAATAACAACAACGGGTCAATTAAATGTTAATAGCGGAAACTTGACGGTAGACGTATAATGCCCGCAAAAGAGATTGCAGTTCAAGGATGCACTTTAACAATTACCGGATGTTCAGCACCCGGAACAGCTACAATAACCAGTTCTCCAAGTACAAAATGCAAAGCTGGCGGCAATGGTATATATAAACAACAATTAAATATACAAATAATTGGATGCTCTAATGGAACATGTATTCAGGGTTCGCCCGTTTCTGATTCAATAATGCCAACCGCAATAAAAGTGAAATGCGAGAATGGTGAAGTTTTGCGTGTTAATGATAAAAAAAATGGTATTGTAATAAATGGGACCGACAGTTCAACTTCTTTAGCATGTTCATTTCCCGTTAATGTTGAAATAACCAGTGCCGGTCAAACTAAAGTAAAAGCGCAATAAATATACGTTGACAAATTTTTTAATATCATATAATTTTTACTAAACGCCATTAAATAGGCAGATAAAGCGAGGATAAATCGTGAATCTTCCTATCTTGAGTCAACACATATATGGTGTTTTCACGCTATACGGTTTGTATTCATTTGAATTCGTAGACAAAAATCGAAATACAATTACCGAAATTTTTTTCATGATACCGCCGAAAACAAAGAATATTTCCGAAGGAACTCGTTCCACTGTCATGCCTACGCTCGGAGGAAATTATCTTACTGATGGTGGGAATTCAACAAAAAAAATAACATTAACCGGAGATTTATATTTTCCATATATCGGAAGTCCGTATAATCCAGTCGCCCCAAATAATGTTGGATTAGAGGGGACTATTGACGGAATGACGGAATTCTTCAAGCTTAGATGGATGCTGATAAGGTATCGTGATTATACAATGTCACGAAATTCGAAAATGAATATTCCCATTATTCCGATGTCTGAAAGTCCTGAAATAATAGTATTATATAGAAAAATTGCCCGAAATATGGTTCGAAAATTAGGTGGATTGTATGACGAAATAAAATTGATTTTTCATGATTATGATATGGACGATCATTTTTTTTGCAAAATATCTAATTTTTCAGGAAATCAAACTGATTCGAAATATATAGCTGTTGAATATTCAATTGAACTTGAATGTTATGAACCAGACACAATGCAAAAAATAATTCCAGTAATTCAGATAAAACAAAGCTCAAACGATAGCGTTAATACTATAAATTCACAAATTCAAAATCTTAATTTTAACGATAAATTTGCGGCGATACAAATTGCCATTTCATATAATACAGATTTTGTTTCAGCTACAGTTGACATACAAAATACGATAAATAATATAAATACTGAAAACGAAAAAATACAGGCCGGACAATCTACTGTATTGACTGAAATTCCGATTTATACTGCTGCATTGGCAACGAATACCGCTAATTTATTGATTGATTTCATTTCAACATTTTTATCGGACGCGAATCAAATATTATATTTTGCTGGAACATTGACAATTGATGAAGTTGTAAGTCTTGAACTTTTTTCATTTTATAATTTAATCCAAAAATTAAAAATATATGCTGATTCACTGCAAGGCGTTATAAATTCAATAGTAAAACAAGATGAAATTCGTTACTATGCGAATGCCGATGATTATACGCTAACTACTGAACAATTTGATTCCGCCGATGAAAATATTGTAGAAAACAATACTACTTTCTATTTTTATGAAGTAACCGACGGTGACACCGCACGGACTGTCGCGCTTCATGAACTAAAGGATGCAAATAAATTTGTAAGCATTCTAAAGATAAATCAAATATCAGAAAATGATTTTATCGACGGAACGCTTATCGGTCAAAAAATAAAAATTCCCATCGATATAAGCGCAGTAAGTCGTAGTGATGAAAATCTTGTTTATGAATCGAATCAAAATGATATACAGAAATTTTTATACGGAAGCGATATTGCAACAGACATAAACGATAGATTACTCATATCTCCTAAAGGAGATTTACGCGTAACCGATGGGATAGAAAATGCATATAATAGCGTTTTAAAAAGAATGACAAATAGGAAAGGAAGTCTTAATGTATTTAACCCAAATTGGGGAACCGTTGCAATCGATGAAAGCAATGCCCCATTTTTGGTAAAAATAGACAGATATTTAACAGACCTGATTTCTCAGATGCAAGAAGACCCAAGAGTAGAAAGTGCAAAAATGGATTTGAAAAAAATAAAAATTGATGGAGAAACCATTACAACTCAATCAACAATTTATTTTATTGGAGAAGAAAATAGAGAGGTTGTCATATAATGGCTGATATCCTAAAAGTATATACTTCTCAACAGCTTTATGAATTATTTCGAAATAAAATTCTTGCTGATTCTGTTGGCTTAACTGATTTCAATCAAGGGTCAAAAGTAAGAAGTCTCCTTGAATCTAATAGTGATTTAATTGGCAGTATATCAATGGATTTCAAAGAGGGATTATATAATGCAATTCCAATTGCATTATATCAAGGTTTTGGTTTTCCAAAATTAACAGCAGTATCGGCAAGTGGATATATTCGACCATATCGAAAACCAACATTTTGGATTAAATATATTGGTTCTGGAACATCAGCTTTAATTACTTCAACCGCTACTCAAATATCAGCAGCAGTTGTGGGGGCACCAGGAGACGCCTTCACGTTGACATACGGGACATATCCAACAACAGCACTACTCTCCGCCGCAATTAATGCTTTTCCAAATTGGGAAGCAACATTAATAAAAAGTGTTCCATCAACAAGCATTTATCAATATACAAGTCAAGAGGCATATTCTGGTTCATTAAATTATTTATATGAAGCTGGATTTGATGTGATGCTTTCAACCGATCTTGCAATCGATATTATTGCCGGGTTTTCGGTGTCTGTTGATACCATCCAAATTTTAACTACAACAAATGCCACTATTTCAGCAGGGACATCAGGGGTGCAATGTCTAGCGCAAATTAGCCAAACTGGAATAATTGGGAATATTTCAATTAATGCTATTGATACATTAAATGGAAAGGGATTTATAAATTCTTCTGTTGATGGCGTTGAACAATGTATAAATGACGCGGCTTTTTCAGGCGGATCAGATGAAGAAACAGATACTCAAAGAAAACAACGTTTTTCTGAAACGGTAAACGCGCTGAATGCGGGCACTGGTGCTGGAATAATTGCGGCAATAAAAGCCGTATCCGGTGTTCGGTCGGTTGGCATTCGTTCGGCATATCCATTTAAAGGTGCAAATACAATTATTGTCGATACCGGGACTGGAACTATTTCTGCGCCACTACTTGCAGAAATTGAAAAAGTTTTATATGGCGATCCAAATGATTTGACGAATTATCCCGGTAAAAATTGCGAGGGAATTGAATACGCAATTTCTGTTCCTACCATTGTTGATGTAAACGTTGGAATAACGATATATCGATTGCCGACAATAAATGTTGATCTAATAACAATTCAAGTGGATGTTCAAACGGCAATTGAACAATATATAAATACAAGAAAATTAGGCGAAGATGTTCTTCTCAGTGAAATAATTAGAGTATCAAAAAATTCTAATGCGGCCGTTTATGACGCAGTAATTACGAGTCCTGTTGCGAATATATCAATTGACAAAAATGAATTTGCAAAAACCGGGGCCGGGACGGGTGGAACGGTAACAGTCACAATGGTTATCGCGACAAATGTATAAAAAATGATTACTGATAGAATAAATAATAATTTGGATGCTTTATTTGATATCGAAAATGACGATATCTATAAAAGTTTGATTTGCGATAAAGATGGAATAAATCCTGTAACAATAAATGTTCCGACTGATATTAAACTTGGTGCAATTACAAGTCAAATTGAATATTTGCGAAGATTGTCAATTGATTTAGTAAAACAAATTTATATTAATCAAACGTCCGGCGAATTCTTAATATATCAACTTGAACAATTTTTCAATAGTTTGAGATTAACCGGAGAATCAGACGCTCAATGGATAGCGCGGACCATAGCAACAGTTTTGCAGCCGAAGGTATCACGGGCTTCGATTATTTATGTCTTGCGGCCATATTCAACTGTTGAACCAGTGATAGAATTGGCATATACGGCGAGTGCGTATGCTGATTTTTCTTATGCAAGTTTAAATGCGGAAGATACCGCGCAAATGGTATTGCCAGATATAGCAGGAGATTTCGATAGTTATTATTTTACATTTAAAATTATTTTGCATGGAACATTAAGCAGTGATTTATATACTATTTATAATATTTTAGCCATAATGGTAGCAGCGGGAATTAGTTATATTTTGGAGATACGAAATCCATGAGAGATATTCGAACCGTAAATATAGTTGATGAACAGGAGTTGGAATACGATGAAATAATAAAACGCATCGGTGATATATTTTTTCGTAATTTAGGAATATTTGCAAAAATATCTTTAATAGATAGTGGAAAAGCTCTTATTATTGGTAATGGTTTACGAACTATTCCATCAGCCGGAAATATGTCTATTATTGTTTCGGCTGGAAATATTTTTCAAAGAATTGGAGATGATATAATTCCATGTCTTCAACCATCAGATCAAACGGTAACGCTTGATGCGGCCTCGGAACGAACGGATATAATAGAAGCGCAAATTGTTTCTACTGTTGATAAAGATGATTATGCGGTTATAGGTTCTCTTTCCGGTGCAAATGTTGTTCTAACCAATACTGCAATCAAGCGCGACATTAAGCATTATTTGTCTGTTAGGAAGCAGATGGGGACTACGACGCCGACGGCGGCGACAGCAGGGATATTGACGGGCACGGTGGCGATAGCGACGACTATAGATTTATCGATTAAATATTTATTGAATATTGCTGATGGAGAAGATGGCAGTTTTCAGGAAATTGATTGTAGGGGAGCGGTTCCCAACGCGACGACGAAGGCGGAGATAATCGCGGCGATCAATGCGGCGACAGGTCGTACAATGGCATCAATTTCTGGTAATTACATTGTTCTTACGGGCAATGGGACGGGGATTCAATCGACATTTACGCTAAAGCCGCCGAATACGGATGCAGCACTAGACGCATTCAATACTATTTTTGGAGTAGCGGCAACAGGAGTATACAAATATAATTATGTCGGTACAAATGAATGGGTTAAACTAGCTGAAATAGATATAACAATACCATCGGGCTCAGAGGGTGTTGTTAGTACATATTCATTGACATATACGACTACAAGTGCATATATAGGCGGCGTTCTCGCCCCCGATGGTGACATTCACTTTGTCCCATTTTATGCTAGAGTTGGTCAGAAAATTTCAGCAGAAGGTGTTGTAAGTACGTATGCATTAGTATATACCACATCATCAGGTGCATATTCGGGAGGTGTTCTCGCCGCTGATGGTAGTATACATTTTGTGCCTAATGCTGCCGCTGTAGGTCAGAAAATTTCAGCAACAGGTGTTGTTAGTACCTATGCATTGGCATACACGACTACAAGTGCATATATAGGAGGCGTTCTCGCCCCTGACGGTAGTATACATTTTGTCCCATTTTCTGCTAGAGTTGGTCAGAAAATTTCAGCAGAAGGTGTTGT